TGTTGGTGTATTAGCTTGTATGTATGCTGCATTTGCTTGTATAAAAGCTCCATTAGCATAAACTGCCGCCGAATTAGCAATTGCTGTTGGTGTATTAGCTTGTATGTATGCTGCATTTGCTTGAGTGAAAGCACTATTAGCATACGTACCAACTGTTGCAACATTTGATTCATTTGAACCATTTAAGAAAATTATTACATCAATTGAGGTTCCAACTACAGGTGTTTCTGATAATGTTAAAGTTGTTCCACTAATAGTATAAGAAGATTTTAATTGAGGTACACCATTTACATTAACAATAATATTATTACTTGATGGTGGCGTAGCTGACAGTGTAAATACTGCTGAAGAACCTGTTGCAGAAAAATTGTCTGTGTTGATAGTCACATAACTTGAACCGCCTCCACCTCCACCAGAAACTGCAGCTGTACTTATTGCAGAAATACGACCATTAGATGCTAATGTAATTATTGGAACAGTTGTAGAAGAACCATAAGTACCTGCTGTTACACTTACAGAAGTTACATCTGTATTTGCTTGTGAAAATGCGGCATTGGCCTGTACAAAAGCTCCGTTAGCATAAATGGCAGATGAATTAGCAACACCAAATGAACTGTTTGCTTGGACAAAAGCACCGTTAGCATATAGTGCTGCTGAGTTTGCTTGGCCGTATGAAGCATTTGCCTGTGTGAATGAACCGTTAGCATACAAAGAGGCAGAATTGGCAACATAAGTTGGTGTATTGGCCTGTAAGAAGGCCGCATTAGCATATGTACCAGCAGAAGTTCCTTTTGGTTCACTATTTGCTTGGTTGTAAGCACTATTAGCAAATCCAAATAAATCAACACCGTTACTTGTAATTAAATAACCATTGATGTTTGCAATCAAAGTACCAACGTTAGCAGCTGTAGCTGAACCTGATGATAATACATTGCTTGATGGGTCTTGTGTTAGACCTTTGAACAATAAGAAGTTATTTGAACCTGCTTGTCTTACTAATCCATGATAAGTTGGTGCTGAAGAACCTGCGGTGTTTGATACACCATAAAAACCAATATCAAGAGAATCACTTACAATATTGTTGTTTGCAAGTTTGATTAATGAATCTGTTGTTATAACTGTTGTAGTATTAACTGAAGTTGTTGTACCATTAATAAACAAATTACCTGTAACAGTCAAATCACCTGTGATTGTACCACCAGTATTTGCATTGATTGAGTTATTTGCTCTTGTATATGCTGCGTTTGCCTGTGTGAATGAACCGTTAGCATATAATGCTGCCGAGTTTGCTTGGCCAAAAGAACTATTGGCATATGTGCCTGATGTTACTGCTTTTGGTTCGTTGTTTGCCTGAGTAAAGGCTGCATTAGCATAAGTTGCCGCAGAGTTAGCAACACCAAATGAACTGTTTGCTTGTGTAAATGCACCATTCGCATATAATGAGGCACCAGAAGCATTGTTGGTTGCTGTGTTTGCTTGTAGGAAAGCACCGTTGGCGTAAGTTGATGCTGAATTTGAAACACCAAAAGAACTATTAGCCTGTACGAAAGCACCGTTAGCATATAATGAGGCACCATTTGCTTGAGCATATGCTGAATTGGCATATGTACCTGAGGTGTTCTGAGAACTATATGATGAATTAGCCTGTACAAAAGCACCATTAGCATAGATGGCTGCTGAACTGGCCACAGCAAAAGAAGAAGCTGCCGATGTTGTGGCAGCATTAGCTTGTGTATATGCAGAGTTTGCGTATATGCCAGAAGTATTTTGTGAACTATATGCCGAGTTTGCTTGGACAAAAGCACCGTTAGCTGTAGTTCTTGCTGTTGCATCAGTAGCAGCACCACTAGCCGCTGTAGATTGTGTAGTGCCATCAGCAAAAGTAATAACACCACCACCACTTGGTGTTAAAGATATACCAGAGAAGTATGGTACAGTTAATACACCAGTATCATTTAAGTTAAAAATGCTTGATGTATAACCAGAATTAATAATCTGTAATTGACCGTTTGAATCTAAACGGAAATACTTGTTTGGATAAGTTACACCACCAGATAAATTAGTTGCTTGTATAAAGTCGGAATAACCTGTACCACCTTTAGTGTTGGCACCTGATAATAAGGCTACTGTATTTTGATTGCCTGCACCACCAGTATAATTTACTATTAAGTTTCCACTAATAGAAAGATTATTATTTGAACCATAGAATTGTAAAGTACTTGTGTTCGACAGGTAACCAGTGGTATTTGCAAATATTACAGAGTTACCTAAGAATCCAGAAGGAGTACTTCCTGTATTTGCTTTGGTAAAAGCTGCATTTGCTTGTACGAAAGCACCATTGGCGTATATTGATGATGAATTTGATATACCAAATGAACTGTTGGCCTGAATGAAAGCACCATTAGCATACAATGAAGCACCAGAAGCATTATTAGTTGCCGTGTTGGCCTGAGTGTATGCTGAATTGGCATATGTACCAGCACTTACTGCCTTAGAATCTGCTGTCGCAGCGTTTGTAGTGGCAGTATTTGCTTGGGTATATGATGAGTTAGCGTAGGTACCTGCTGTAACTGCCTTAAAATCAGCAGTTGCTGCATTGGTTGTTGCTGTGTTGGCTTGAGTATATCCAGCATTTGCTTGTGTAAATGCACTATTCGCATATAATGAAGCACCAGAAGCATTGTTAATTGCTGTATTTGCCTGTGTATATGCTGAATTGGCATATGTACCAGAAGTTACCGCTTTAGAATCGGCAGTCGCAGCATTGGTTGTAGCAGTATTTGCCTGTGTGTAAGAGGCATTAGCATACGTACCTGCCGTGACTGCCTTGGAGTCAGCTGTTGCTGCATTTGTAGTGGCAGTATTTGCTTGGGTATATGCTGAATTGGCATAAGTTCCAGCAGCCGTTGCATTTGTAGTCGCTGTATTGGCTTGTGTATATGAACTATTAGCATACGTACCTGCCGTGACTGTTTTAGAATCGGCCGTTGCTGCATTGGTTGTTGCTGTGTTCGCTTGTGTATAAGAAGCGTTAGCATAAGTTCCAGCAGCCGTTGCATTTGTAGTCGCTGTGTTTGCCTGAATGAATGCACCATTAGCATACGTTGCCGCTGAAATAATATTTGCAGAAGAACCTGAAGCATTGGCTGCTGCATACGCAGCATTTGCTTGAACAAAAGCACCGTTAGCATAAACGGAAGCACCATTTGCTTGAGCATATGCTGAATTGGCATATATGCCAGAAGTATTTTGTGAACCATAAGCAGAATTTGCTTGTGTGTATGCGCTAGTTATATATGTAAATACATTGTATCCATTTATAACTACGTTGTTTGCAATTAGATTACCTTTAAATGTATTTGCTGTTACATTGGCATATCTAAAAGATGGGTCGGTAATAATAATATTGTTATTTGGTGTTACTTCGGGCGTATAACCATCAAAGAATATCCATTCTTTAGTGTCCGAATCTCTAATCAAACCTGTGTGTGCATTTACACCAGCATTATAATGTGAAGCAAAACCAATATCTAATACATCAGTCGTATAGTTACCAAGACCAAGTATCAATAAAGTATCATTTACGGTAAAAGAACTTGTATTGATTGATGTTGTATTACCTAAAATATACAAGTTACCTTGAACTGTAGTATCCTGAGTAATGGTAATTGAACCAGTAATTGTACCACCAGTCGAAGGTAAAGCATTGTTTGCTTTGGTGAATGCAGCATTTGCATAAACACCGGTTGTATTTTGACTGTTATATGATGCATTGGCCTGTACAAAAGCTCCGTTAGCATAAACGGAAGCACCATTTGCTTGAGCATATGCTGAATTGGCATAAGTTCCAGCAGTTACCGCTTTGGAATCTGCTGTTGCTGCATTAGTTGTTGCTGTATTTGCTTGAGTATACGCAGCGTTGGCATACGTACCTGATGTAACTGCTTTTGGTTCGTTATTGGCTTGTGTAAATGCACCGTTTGCATATGTTGATGCCGAATTGGCCACGCCAAATGATGAATTGGCATACGTACCTGCTGTAACTGCTTTAGAATCTGCCGTGGCTGCATTGGTAGTTGCCGTATTTGCTTGAGTATAAGAAGCATTAGCATATGTACCTGCCGTAACTGCCTTAGAATCTGCTGTAGCAGCGTTTGTAGTTGCTGTATTTGCTTGCGTATACGCAGAGTTGGCATATAAACCAGAAGTTACTGCTTTTGTGTCAGCTGTTGCTGCATTAGTTGTTGCTGTGTTCGCCTGAGTATAAGCAGAATTGGAATATGTACCGGCAGTTACTGCCTTAGGTTCGTTATTGGCTTGTATAAATGCACCGTTAGCATATGTTGATGTTGAATTAGCAACACCATACGCTGAATTGGCATAAGAACCTGCAGCTGCTGCAGAACCACCACCTGCCGTAGTTTGTACTGTACCATCACCAAACGTTATTGAATTGGCACCACCAAGAACGATATTACCAGCATAAAGATTACCCGTAATACCAACGCCGCCGCTGACAGTCAAGGCACCAGTTGTATTTGATGTTGATGCCGTAGTATTGGCAATATTCAACTGATAGTTTGACGATGTATTATATTTGTAACCATACAAATCAATAATATCACCAGCTGATGCAGCATTTGTTAATGTAATTGAAGAACCTGTTCCTATGTATTCGGAAGGATCCAATTCACTACCATTTAAGAATACCATCACATTTGATGTGTAGTCAATTGCAAAAACTGTTTGTGCTTCAGAAGCAGTATATGACTGTTTGTTTAATGTGATATAAGTTAAAGCTGTTCCAGAACCACCGCCAGTTGTAACTGCAATTGTGCTAATGTTAGAAACACGGCCATTTGCAGCTAAAGTAACAACAGGAACAAGAGAGTTTGAACCATATATTCCAGCAGTTGCGGAAATATTTGTAAAATCTAAGTTTGCCTGCGCATATGCTGAATTTGCTTTGATGAAAGCCGCATTAGCAGTATTATATGCTGGTTGAATTTGTGGAAATACATTATTGGCTGCAGCAAATGAAGCATTCGCCAAAATTAAAGCCGAATTCGCATATAGTGCAGCAGAATTTGCTTGGTTATATGATGAATTGGCTTGTGTAAAAGCACCAATCGTATTTGCAGATGAACCTGCCGCATTGGCTTGATTATAGGCTGCTTGTGCTAAACTATTTGCTGAGTTGGCTTGAAGAAATGATGCATTTGCTTGATTAAAAACAAATGGTATTTGAGCACCAAAATTTATTGCCGAAACATATGCTGAGTTAGCCTGAAGATATGACGCATTTGCTAATGTGAAAGCACCATTTGCATAGAGAGATGCTGAGTTGGCTTGATTGTAAGCATATGTCGATGTGGTTCTAGCTATATCATCAATTGCAGGTGCTTTAGCAACAATAAAATTACCATTTGATGAATTATAAATTAACGCATCACCTGTATTTGGTGTACCTAAAACTACATCAGTAGCAGCTTTAATTGTAGTGGCTGCAAAATTTACTTGTTGTACGGAACCACCAGACTGAGAACCTATTTGTACCTTTATAGCTCCTGGGGTATTAACTGTTACATTAGGCATTAGTACCCTTTAGAATACGGTTACTTGTGGTGTTACGTTCACAATTCCTTCTAAGACCCTTGTTACTGTATTGGCAGAATCTTTAATGACAACATCATATACATAACGACCTGGTGCAATATTGGATGTGTTCGCCGAATTGAGTGACATATTAATTACACCTGTTGTTGGTGCATTAATCGTAATTACGAATTCTGCTGTAGTAGAAGAAGAATAATAAGATTTTCTGACTTGACTTTTAGCAGTAAAACCAGTCAAATTATAGGCATTGCCGTTTACATCATCTAAAGTGATGGAAGTGGTAAAGTCTGTGCCTTTTTCTAAAAATAATTCTTGGTATCCAGCTGACATGGTCTTTATCTTATAGTTATTTTAATATTTAGTCGAGGAGTGGATTGACTTTTTGGAATCCCGAAGCTGTCGGAGAAAATTCTTGGGCCGGAACGCAAAATTTCGAAATTTTAAGGAGTACCAAATCCTGTTACATCCGCCTTGGCGATAACGTTGCCGGTTGAGTCAATCGAACATACCAATGTACCACCATAAATAAATTTCAATTTAGTACCATCTTGTTTAATTTCCCAACTACCAGAAGATAAACTGTTTGCTGATATTACTGTGTTGGCGGCCGATGTTATTCTACCTTGTTGGTCAACTGTCACCACAGGTATCTGTGTTGAACCTCCATATGTGCCGGCTGTAACTGCCGTATTGGCAAGTGTTGATGAACTTACTCTTGTAGTCATTTAATTTGTCCTTTTAATACATCAATTTCTGATTTTAATTCTTTAATGGCTTCAATAACCAATGGTATTAATTTATCATAATAGATTGTCAAATACTTATCATCAATCGGCGCTGCAGTAACAATCTCTGGAAGAACTTTTTGTACATCTTGAGCAGATACACCAACTTCTCTACGTACACCATATCCTAATGCTTGTGCTGTTTCATTTGCTTGGTAGTAGAAACCAGTCAATGAACATAATTTATCTAAAGCATTATCAATCGTACCAAGTCTAGTTTTCAATCTATCATCAGAGTAATAAGCAGTGATGTTGTTTGTGGCACGAATCTCACCAGATGTACCAGATGCTCCTGTACCAACACCTAATGATGCATGTTGTACGTTGTTTGCAGTTCCAGTACCTTGATTCACGTAATACATGCCACTAATTTTTGAAGCAGCTAATGATGTAATCCAAGAAGGATTTGAATATTCACCGTTTGTGTATACACCGTATGTAGAGTTGTTTGCTAGATATTGAACATATGCTGTCGTAGCAAATGATGTGTTACTTGTATTAGTGGGCATCGTAACACCTCTAACATCACCAGTAAATGTAGAACCACCAGCAATATTGGCATAATATGTTACGACTTTAGTCGTCAAACCATCAATAGCAAGTTGAATTGTATTTGCTGTTGATGAGATATTTGAGTTGACTGTAAAAGCAATATTGTTTGCATAATATGGATTTACATAATATCCATCCACTTCAATTAAAACTGCATCACCATTAAGTGGTGTTGTAGTAAATGCAATCGTGTTTGCACTCAAATTTAAAGTATATTCCGATTCAAATTGACGAACACCATTAATATATGCACGAACTTGTGTACTTGATGTTGCTGTTGGTACAACGAATGAATTACCTGTATAACCAGAAGCACCGTTTGCTGTATATGACAAACGAGTTGAGTTGATTGATGTTCCTGGTGTTGCACCAGTGCCGCCACCACTACTTGCACTCCAATAGAAATTGCCTGGACCACCAGTTGTAAGCACATATCCTGCTGTTGTACCTGTTGGTAATAAAGCAGTTAGAGCAGAAGAAGCTGATGTTGAACCTGTACCACCTTGTGCTAATGGTAGCGGCGCAGTTAATACTAATGAAGCAAAAGTTGGTGTTGCAGTTGTTCTTAAATCTTGTGACGTACTAACTGCAAAATTATTCGCACTTGTTGCAACGAAAATTAAACCATTATTACTTGAGAACGAGACAGTATTTGTTGAAATTGTTCCTGACGTTCCAATATATGTCGTTACAGCATTATTGGCTGCAGCATAAGCATTATTAGCTTTTGAAAATGCAGAATTAGCATAAGAACCTGCTGAGTTTGCTTGTCCATATGAAGCATTTGCTTGTACAAATGAACCATTAGCATACAACGCAGCGGAGTTAGCATACAAACCAGTTGTATTTTGTGAATCATAAGCGGAGTTTGCTTGTACAAACGCACCATTTGCGTAAGTTTGTGCTGAATTTGCTGTATAATATGCTGTGTTAGCATATGTACCAGAAACGTTTTGGCTTGCATATGCTGAATTGGCTTTCAAGAAAGCTGAATTGGCATATAGTCCAGACTGATTAGCCAAATAAGCTTCAGTAATAATACGAGAATAGATATTACCTGTTACATCTAGTGTTTCCCAATATAAAGAAGGTTCACTCCAACGAATTGCTGCATTTACACCAGAAGAACCACGAGCAGCTTGTAAATAACTTGAAATACCAGTTGATACACCAGTGCTTAATTGAAAAGTGTTTGAAGCATAAACTGTTGTACCAGTAAGTATGAAGTTACCATTGACAGTTAGTCCACCACCTTGTACTTGTAAACTATTAAGGAAACCAGCAGCAGTATTTCCATCAAGTTTTGTCGCAACTGTAAGTGTTGGTATTGATCCACTAGTATTAGCCGTAATTGAACCGGTCAATATAGATGTATTGGCTTGTAATGTATCAGTAAGTGTTTTGCCAGTTATAGAAGCTGTGGCAGTATTTGTAGATGTATTGGCTTGTAATCTATCAGTATATGTTATATTAGATACTGAAGCTATAGCTGTATTAACTGTATTATTGGCTTGTAATGCTGCAGTTACTATTGCTGAGTTGGCTTGTAAAATGTTTGAATAAGAGAATCCAGTAAAACTTGATACAGCACCTTGAATTCTGGCATTTGCCGTCAAATTATTTGTGTATACTGTATTTGTTATTGAAGCATTTCCAGTATTTACTGTGGAATTAGCTTGTAAATTATTTGTTATTGTATTAAGTTGTACAGTCGTGTTACCACCAACATATGCATTATTTGTAACAGACAGACCAATACCAGAACCCTGTGCAAGTAAAAGTCCATTGATGTTTGCTTGTCCGGAGTTTGTTAGACCTAATATTGAATTTGAAAAATAAATTTGACCAGCAACAGTCAAGTTATTGTCAATTGAAGCCGCTGAAGCAACACCTTGAACGAGCAATTGTTTTTGTACAACAATATTACCATTAGCCTGTAATGAGTTTTTAGTTGTCTCATTCAGATATAAGGTACCTGATGTTTTGTTATAGTCGCCTGTTGCTAACGTATTGTTTTCACCAATAAGAGCATCTGTTGCAACCATCCATTGACCAAATGTATTGGCATAACTTATAGTTGATACTGTATTTGCCATTTTAACCTTTTTCTAATAGTTTTACCATCAGTTTTTTAATATCTGATATTTCGTTTTTAATGCTATCCATTTCCATTTTTACATTATTTATTTGTTCTCTTTGGACTTCGGCATATTTTCTTTTCGTTTTGTATTCTTCCAAACCAGAAACATCCTTGTTAATCAAGGCCATAGTTTCTGTATCACGATACAGTTTTGTTCCGTTGATTGGTATTAGAGACATAATTAGAATGTAGTGTTAACGTTGGGTGGAAGAGCAATTGTACGTAAATCTGTAATAAAAGGCACATATGTATGATCCGAACTTGTCATTACAACTTTAATAGCAAATTGATTAAATGATGTATATGTTTGTCCGGTCGTACTTGTGTAAGTTATGTAACCTTGGTCTAATCCAGAAGTTCCTGGTGCAAATACAAATTCGTATGTATCGGATCTTTTTTGTGAATATAAAGAACTGGTATTATTAATCTTTGTCATTAATTGCCAAGAACCGTCATCAAATTTTTGTGTGTCGTTTCTATTTAATACCTTATAATACACATGTATGTCTGTATTTATTGGTCGATATGCTGTCAAATAAACATTTAAATCACCAGAATCAAATGATGGATCCAATACTACCTTTTTGGTTACATATTTGGCAGTAACATTACCACCTTTTTTAGATGTTTCTCCTGTAATTACTGCTGTTGCACCAGTTCCTGGAGTTGTGTTGGAATCTGCAATTGTGATTGTTGGTGTGGTAATGTAACCAGAACCATTACTTGTTAAGTATACAGACTGAATAACACCACCAACAATATTTGCTGCGGCATATGCCTGCGTACCACTAGGTGATGTAGGTGATGAAACAGTAACACTTGTTGTTTGTGCATTGTATCCAGTACCACTAGAAGTTAAAGTGATAACAGAATTTGACAAACCAGCATTATTAATATTCCATTGTATACCATACACAGAAAGTCCAGCATTAGAAATAACTGGACTTACAGAATCATCACTTGTATATAAATTAGCATATAATGAAAAAGATGTATTTGAATTTGCTTGTAAAATACGTTCACCTTTACCATCAGACAAATATATGTCATCACTTGTTGGTGTACCATATTTGCCTGGATTAATATTAACCGTACCAGCGGAAGTACCACCGACTAATGTTGCGCTATATGAATAATCAATTGATGTTGCTGTCGGTATAAAATCTGTTGTTGTAATATTGAATGCATCTACAAGATAATCGGAATATGTAACAGAATCCGTAACTCTCGAAACATTATTGGCATTCATATAATAATTAATACTCTCATCTATCAATGTTCTTTGTGGTAATTTATTTGGTACCACATATTGAATTGATACTTGTCTGGATTTTTCAAAAATACAACGCTCAGCAACCATCATTAAACTTTGATTTTGGTCAGCGTTCCATGTTTGTGAATTTTGTGAAATAAACAAACCACCAACATATGGAGCAGAACCTATTTTAGTAATTGTAGATGGTAATGGATCCGTTGGTAAATTTTTCACGGAAGATGAAAGAGCGGTATCACCATTTGATGCTGTCCACAATGTATATTGGCTTGAACTACTTCTCAATAAGAAAGCATATAACACACCAGGTTGAATATAAACTGGTGCTGAAAATGTAAATTTAGTTGCAGTAGTCGAATCCAAATATTGTGGTGATTGTGATGTAACAACTTTATCTGGTGTTAAAGTAACAATAGAATGGTCTAATGTATTACCATCTGGGTAACCGTTCTGTGTACCAATAATTGATAATGTAATTGGTGAATTGTCGGCCGTTGGTTTTGATGCAAAGAAAAGTGTAACAGAATTTAAGAACATACCATTTGGCCAATTCGTCTTATCGACAATGAATGTTTGTGCGACCGGATCATAATTTGGTGGTGGTATATAAGTTACAACCGTTTTAGTTGTAGTTACTGTTTTATTATTAACTTGGGTAAATGTGTTTTTGGCACCTGAAGGTGAGGCACCAAAATCAATTTGTTGTGCTTTAGCTTGTAGTCCTTCTGAATAAAATGTACCTTCAGCATAAGTTGTTTCAGTGCCTATATTTCCATTAATTCTGTTGTCGATTCGTAGAGTTCTTTGTCCATTGTGGAAGGTATTTTCTGGTAAATTAAATACTCCATACAGTGAACCTGATTCATCTGTTGAAAAATCACCTATAGAATAAATGTCACCTGTAGAAACAGTAATTCCGGTTGAAAGTTGAATAGTTTTTGTTACACCATTATATCCAGAGATTGTTGCTGATTGGCCTGCACCCACACCAGCGCAAATATGTAAAGTATTACCGGTGTAATAACCATTTGCAGAAGAAGCCAAAGAACTTATTGTAATTGATGTTGAACTATTGGCGTTAGTAACTCTTCCACCAAAATGTGAAGTACTAGACAATGTACCGGATGCTGTTAATGATGAATATGTACCAGCAGCATTGAAGAAAGCGTTTTGAATTGTTCCGTTAGTTGTATATGTTGTTGAATATGGATCTCCAGCTACATATAATCTTACACCAGAAGATTTAACGTAAACACCTACAATACGTGCTGTTGGTGTAAATATACCACTAGAATAATAACCAATAACATCACCTTCTGTAAATGTTCCTGTTACATTAGTCAATTCAATAACATTACCTTTTCTAACATAATTTGTAATGTCTGTACCATCAAAATAATTTTTAACTGACGTATTAAATAACAAGTTATGCGCACGTATAACTATTTGTTGTGGACGAATGTATGGAAGAATTGAAATATCTTGAATATATCCATTGTTTAATGAATACGTATTCCCTATTCTATCATATGATCCGAGAATATTTGTTTGTGTTAAATCAGTACGAGTATATGTTGTATAGTCTATACGATTTTCAGAAATAGTAGTGGTTGTACTTGAAAATGTTGTACCAGGAATTGTTTTATAATCTCCTGTTTGCATAATAGTTGTATTTGAACTACCTTGAAATATTTGTAAATTTGGATCAATAATCAACAAAGAAGGTGCATATTTTGTATCAACCCAATTATCAACATTCGGTGATAATGAAACTACACCATCGGTTAATGTTACAGAAAATGGATTAATATTAACTGTTCGAGATGCAAATTTTTGTGAAAATACAATTCCTGTTGTATACGCCAATGTATAATAGTTTACATCACCATCTTTATTAATTTTATAACCAGGATTACCACCAATGATAGGATCCAAATTATTCATGTTATAAACAGTAAACAAAGATTTCAATGGGAAGTTTTTTACTTCTTGAGCAGCAGTCATAATTCTTTCACGGCGATTAATAGTTGCATAATAATCGGAATTGTAAGTGTCTGCTGTTGCAAAACTAGAGAAATCATCAACTAAAATACCATTTTTGAATCTATTTAAACCATAAGCATCAGATATTTGTAAAGCATTTGTTTTTTGTTCTAATAAATTCAAAGATGTATAATATTGGATATTGTTAATTCTATTTTCCAAATTAGCAATATCTTGCATCGTATAACGTTTGTGTTTAACTTTTTCGATTGACAGGTCAGAAATTGTTCCTGCTGGTGCTTCTGTTGGAATATAACCTGTATATGGTCTATGTGTTAGGTTGGCAATTACCAATGCACCATCCGGTTCGGTAGGTATCAATGGATCAACAGCTGGTGCACCTTCAATTATCTGAAAACTTCTATCCTTAGTCAAAATCAATTTATCTTTACGACCAAGATAATATGTGTAATCTGTCGTAAATGTTGATAAATCAACAGGTATAAACACACCTTGTCTATTATCACCAGCGGTGTTATACTTAAATGTAAATGAAGTTGAAGCATTTATCCGAGCAGGCCTAAAATCAACAGAATCACGTAAAGGATATGTTGTACCACCTTTACTAACATAACTTGGAATATTTTGATATAATTCAGGCTTAGAAGAATTTAGATAAGAAGTTAATGCAAAATAACCATCACCACCAGAATGTTGATAATAATTAAGGAATACAAGTATATTACCTTTTGGTTGTGGTGCACCTGGTCTTAGTGTAATTGATGCATGGTCATAATAGTTATCTTTTTGACCATTATCAAATATATAATTATTTGTTATATCTGTATAACTAGACAAATTTAAATATGTTGGAACAGTACCTGAGGATCCTGTGTCAACAATCTTGACAATCGATTTTACATCAGAAAGATATAAACTTTGTTTTGAACCTGGAGTAACCAATCCGGCATTTTGAATATAAACTTGACCCGTAGATGTTAACGATGCATCATCAACAAAAGTATATGTATTAACTTGTGTACCAGTTGTTTTAACTTGTTGTGTATTAGCAGTAATTAAGTTTTTATACTTTAAAAGGTGACTTGTATTGTCTGCGTTACTTGCATATACTTTTTCTATTACAGTAGCAGTAAAACCTGAAGTAACAACTGAAAGTGGAATACTCAATGTAGCTGTTGTGGCATCTGTTATTGCAATTGTACCACTTTTGGTTGTCCAAGGTACAATTTCACCAACATTCAATGATGAAGAACCTTTATTAGTAACAATAATCATCCAATTTTGTTTAATTACATCAGATGACAATGATGTACCAGGAGTACCTAGGTGTTTAATAACATTGTTGTAATCACCACTATATGAAATGGTTGCAACCGCTGAACCACCCGTAACAGTAAATGCTACGTTACGGTTTAATTGTTGTGTGCTATAAGAAGCGTTCTTCAGAGATGCAACATATGGCGTACCAATATTATAGATTAATTCTGGAGCAATTGGATTTTGCAAAATAGTTGCACCAGTAGAAAGACCACCAACCCGACTACTTATATTAATATTTGCAGATGAGAGAATTGAATAAGTTGAGTTTGCTACTACTATTGTATCGATATCTTTAATATCAAAATTTAATTGAAATACAGATGTTGTATCTGGTGTAACTGTCCAATTTTGATTAACGGTTGCTTTTCTTGATGTTCCATCATATGCAGTAACTGTTCTGAAGTCACCAGCACTTTTACCTTTTGAAATATAAATGTTTATACCAATATAAGAAGTGTTGGATTGTGAATACCAAGTAGGTAATGTGATTGTATTTGATGTAGCACTAATAGCATTAGCTGATGCAACAACAGTTTGTATATCGTTTACAAATGTTTTAAAAACATAAGTATTTGAATCGGCATCACTTGTGTTGTGGTCATAAACAAAATTACGAATATAACCGGTTGCAACAACAGTTGAGTTATATGTACAAGCACTTGCCGAATTGATGTTTGATGTTGTGACACAATGTAAATCGATTGGTTGTGCAGTTGTTATATCAAAAAATGCACCATCTGTGCCACCAGCAGTACCTGCAGCACCACCACGCACTGTATCTACATAGAAATATGAACCATAATCAATGAACACTGGTGTGTTATTCTGTGAAGCTGTGGTTCTTGCACGGTTGGATACTAAATCTACGTTAGTGGCATTTTGGATTCTATAACCGTGGACATATGCCAAACCTTTACCAAGAGTTAAAGTGTACTTGGATGAATTGTCATTTGTTCTTGGTGTTAATTTATAATCTTCGACAACATAATCACCGTTTGTTTCATAATCACGTTTAGCAAAGTAATCGTCAATTACATTATATACAGAACCTTCAACAAGATTTGAAATTGAACCATTTTCAACACGAACTAGTTCAACGAAATTTTGGTCATCTCCTAAAGTAACAGGACGAGTATCTAGTGTCAATCCAATCACATAACGGTCAGCACCTGGAGCTTGATAATTTGAAGCACCAACTGCAGGATCCAATAAAGAAGAATCGTTGATATAGTCGTAAACCGTTTCTGTGATTGTTAGACCAATACGCTTTGTTGGAACATTACTATATTTTTCTAAAATTGTAGTTGATGGAGAAATCTGTACAAAGTTACCTAAAATGTAAAATACACCTTGAGCAATTGAAGCTACAGAGGAAAGTCCTGTTGCTGCGGTTACAACTGCCTGCGCAGCCAAATTTGATGCTGTATCATAGATAATATCACCATCATTAAATTGCTGACCGGATTTATACGAAAGAATTAATGTTGCTGGATCTGTACCAGTAGCAGCAGCATAAGAAATAACACGAGCAATGACACTACCTGTGGCATTTTTAATCAACAGACCATCAAATTGAGTTATATCAATAGCGGTATTATTATATGTTGCTTGTAATTTAATGTAATAACAGTTGAAGTTCGTTGTTACTTGTCCACCAGTCACTGGTGAATTTTGTTTGAAGATATTATCAGCAAACTTTGTAATTTGATCCTGTAATATTGTTTGTGCTTGAGTTAATTCTCTGGCCTGAACGGCACGACCAGGTTTAAACAAAATACGATGAAAGTTTTTTGTTTGTTCAAAATCATCGTAATATGGATCAACGTTAAAATTCAGAGACATTTTTTTCCTTTTAGTAACCTAATACTATTCTTACTTGTTCTATACCATCATAACTTCTTTGTACACTACTTCTATTTTCAATGTAACTAACATAACCTGATAATGTAGCAAAATCTGGTGTCGTAAAAGATAGTAGAGTTCTATTTGTTTTTGGTATGTTTCTCACAGGCGCATTCGTTGTTAGTGTTCCTGTTGTATTTATTAGCCTTAGTACATTGGTTGATGTATTAAAACTCAATGCCGTTGCTGTAAATGTAGCATTTTCAACATTATCATTTGGTCCTTGGAAAATAAATTCATCTTGTGTATATGTTCCAAAACCTGGAGCTACGACTAAATCTGTCGTTGTACTATATATTGCACCATTAGCGGGTAAAGTTGAAGTTAATCCTAATGCTATAGCAGAAGTCTGTGACGCAAGAGATGTTGGATTAATAACTAACCCCAATTGATGGAAATCAATATCTGTTGGTATTAATCCGCCTTCCGATCCATTGAACTCGGCGGTGAACATAATGTGAGAACAACCTAGTTCAGAAATAGGATCGAACCCGTGGCCACCTATAGGTGACGTTGGTGCTTCAGCTGTTGCACCTGAACCTGTAGATGAAGTGATTATAACGTTTGCGTAAGTGTAGTTTGAACCTGGACTAGTAACAATAATATCATTAATTATACCAGAAGACACATTGGCTGAAGCAACAGCTCCAGTTCCATCACCCACAATTGTAATTGTTATTGCAGAATTTGCTGGATCGTAACCAGAACCACCATTTGTGACATTAATTGCATCAATTGAGCCTGAACCAGCACTAGTTATTAATGGATTTGGTGTATTGGCACCAACTGGTACGGGAATCCATGTTTTATCCATAAATTTAAGTTTCAGGCCGGTGTCAATAGTGTAAATATATTTCCATTTATAACCATCAGTACCTTTGAAAACATTATTCGTATTGTAAGTTCCTGGTTCAAAATATGGTTCTATTGTTGATGGTTGGTCGTTGTTGTTCCACAAACATTTGAATATTTGGTCATATTTATTTTTGACATAAAATATATGAACCAAATTACCATTAGTGTCTAACTCAATCATATCAATATCATCTTGATAATGTTCATATACAGTACCTGATACCCAATCAATTCTTCGAATAACTGGAGAAATATCATTGATGCTAATAAATTTTGCTACAAACATGTTCTTTTGAACTTGTTTAGTATATTTAACACTAGCTTGAGGTATTGGTGGATTTGTGTCATCGTCCCAAGGTAAAGGCTTAGAAAGAAAACAATATGTTGTTGCTATAGGCACACTATAATACGGTGCGGCAACGGAGTTTGGTGCTACATAGTTTAATTCGACTGCTGATACCTTAGCGCCTGTTGTGATGATATTTTTATTTGCCATGTTTTATTTATTCGTTAGTTTCCAACTCTCATTAATCCCCAATTTAATACAATTGCGTCTGCGTGTGCTGAACCGCCGCCTGAATCAGCATTATATACTGTAATATTGAAACTACCAACAGCAACTTTACCAACAGTAACAATATATGGATTTGGTGTTGTTACTGAATTTTGTATAGATACAAAAGGTATATCGTTAACATGTTGAACATAACTGTTATTGACTGTGAATGTGACATATGCTTGACCAGCTAACGAAGCGTTGTTCATTGTAATTTGACCAGACATACCATTTGCAGTAACAGATGTAGATTTACTGGTCAGTTGAGTAACCATTGCATTGGCAGTAGCAGAACCATATACAAACGTATTAGCAATAATAGTATTGGCGTTTACAGTACCAGTTCCATCATTGATACTTATTGTATTACTTGCAGTGATGTTATTTGCATATGCATACAATACAGAACCATTTGGTCTACCATATGCTTGGCGTAACTGGTTCTGGACAAATAACTTACCTTGAGTTGCATCAGAATTAACAATTCTACCTAACTGAACTACTGTATTTGCACCATCAGTAGGAGCCACATTAGATGAACGACCTGGTGTTGTTGACAAGAAAAGAATATCACCAGTTGAACCAAGACCAGTTGAATTTAATTCTTCAACAACACCTTGTGAGTATGCAAAACCATATGCACCGTTTGAAATTCCATTCTTAACAAATCCAGCAACTGTAGCATTAGCTGCTGATGTTGCATCAGCCAAAGCAATATATGGAATTTGATTTGCAGTAACACCTGGAGTCAAACGAACAAAAGAATTTGCTGGTATTGTTACGCCGGTACTGTTAAATGCACGGAAGAAAAGAACCTTAGAGATAGAAAGTCTATCACCAGGAATATCCGTATCTAATATTAATGATTGTGTATTAGAATAGTACCACAACTGTGCAACTTGTTGTGTTGGAGCAGTTGATTGTGGAAACCAAAGAATCGAATTGGATTGAGTGGTTGTTGTAACTACATTAGAGAAGAAGATATTTCCTAACAGTGTATTGGCGGTAAGATTGTTAAGAACAGTTACATTCTTACTAAAGACTGCATTATTTGATGTAAATGAATCAACAAAGATACCCTGACCTGTTGAGTTAGCAATCAAGTTACCAGTCAATGTCAATGATTGTAATTGAATTACGGCAGTATTCTGAACTGCTGAGTTTGCTTTACTAAAGGACGCATTTGCTTGGATAAAAGCACCGTTAGCATATAGAGATGCTGAATTGGCAGTATAACTTGGTGTATTTGCCTTTATAAATGCTGCATTGGCATATGTTCCTACTGAACCCAAAGCTGTATTTTGTGTTGAACCATCAGCGAACACCAAAGCTCTATTTAATATAATTGACGATGCGTTCATTTTGGCAATAACACTATCGACTGTGCCGCCGCCTGCTATAAAACGAACTTCTTTATCTGTTGTGGTAGTACCAACAATTAAATTGCCACCCCACGTATTACCTGTACTACCTTGTGCATAAATGTAACCATCTAAACGGTTTATAGCAGTTCCAATATTATTAAATTCAGAACCAGGTTGATAATCTTTATTAGCATAACCCACATCAATAAAATATGAAGAATCTGTACCGGTATTGGCAGTAACAACTATGTCAGCAGAACCACCATCATTTGTGTTAACTAGGTTGGTCTGTATGTATGATTGTCCACCCAAAGAAAACTGAGCAATAGTATTCGGTAAATTAACAGGATTACCACCAACATTTAATACTTCATTTGAATAAAGTCCTTGTGCCAGTGTATGAGCTGTGAATTTACCGGTTACACCTGAAGGAATGTCTACACCCATCAATAGAGTATTTGATGTGTTGGCATTAATTGTTGTAATTGCTGTTAATTCTGAAATTTTTACTGATGACATTGTTTTATCCTAAAAGTAGTATTCTACCATCTTCTGTTGTTATTGTTCTACCATTTTCTGTTGTTAATTCTGGAATATATTGTAAACCAATTGGTCCATAAATTGTAATATTATTAGCTAAAGAAGTTGAGAATGTTCGGTTGACTGCCATATATGAATTTGCGTTTGCTGTCAAATTGGTAGTCAAATAAATTTTACCATTACTATAATCTACTGATGATACTGTCTTACTAGTATTATTAGCAACTAAAATTTTATCTCCAGCATACACAATATCTTTCAGAGGATATGATGTATTACTATAATTTCTATTATTTACAATATCATATGCACCAGTTAAGGTCTTAATATTTATGACATTAGAACCGTTGTTTCCTGTAATTGTTGCAACATTTGCAAATGTCAACCAAACATTGCTCGATAATGTAATTGTATTTGATGAAAAATTTACAGAAACAACTTCACCTTGAATAGTAGGTCCGTTTGTTGGTTTAATTGTAATTGAATTATTTGTTGAGATATAATTTGCAATATTTGAACCAGCAAGATTTGTCAATGAGACAATATTGTTACTTTTATTTGTGAAATCTGAATTGATAATTGCACCTGATCCTGAATAACCGGTATAATAATCTAGTGTGCGACCTTGATTTAAAGCTTCAGCACCAATTAAATTAAACTGTGCATTTGATTTCAGTGCATAACGACCAATCACATTCATACCTGTTGGATGTAATAACTCCAATAAAATATTTCTGTATTTTTCTATTTCTTTTTCTACTGTAATTTCGTATGTGAAATTATTATAGATAGTACTTTGTAAAACGTCAAACGAACTTGGTTGTCCTTGTGACGTTACATATTGTCCTTGGCTAATTACTAATCCATTTAAGAATGATGCTGCAGCTTTGGCTGTACCGTCACCATAATTTTTATATCCATACTTATTATATGTAGAATCATATTGTTCATTATACATTATTAAATGTATATTTTTATTAATATTTAAAGTTTTTTCTGGATTTGGATTTGAATTATAGTTAAAAACTCTTAAACGGAATAACGATTTTGTTGGATCGGCATCAACGTTCAATAATTGAGTTGAGTCAACAGTTGCTTGATATGTTGATACATTTATATTTGCACCTTGATATATCTTATCACCTTTGGAAGGTAAATTGATGATTGAAACATTGGATACAACAATATCTTGTATCTTTATCGATACATTTGGTGTTGAAATATAATCTTCACCACCATCAATAATATTAATTGTTGTGATTGATCCTGCACGGTCAGTAAGTACAGAGAATGTAGCACCATCACCTAAAATTCCTGGTACAGTTAATACCGCATTTGCCGCTTGAGTGTTTGCTGAATTTACTGTAACACTTGGTAAATAATCGGCAGAATATCCTATACCACCAACAGGATAATTCGATGAACCAGTAACATATGCAACATTGGTGATTGCACCATTACTAGAAACAGTTATCACATTAGCATAGGCACCTATACCTGTGCCGCCGGTGAATACAATTTTATCATTAGCTCGATAACCATTTCCACCATTTATAATTTGTATAGGTGCTAAAATACCCATCGAACGTAATGATGTATAGGTTTGAATATCCGTTAAATATTGTGAATCAGCAAAAATTTCTGGTGGAACTGTAATACCACCACCGCCGTTATTTACAATTACCGATGATATTGGATATGTAGAGAATGATGCGAAAGTTAAAGCTTCCCCTAGTGTTGTATTAATATCGGATATAAAAGCATTTGCAAAAAGATAATTGCTGTCCGATAGTAAAACATCTTTCTTTGTTGCTATGGTATCAATAGGTATTAAAGATACATTCGCTCTTTTCTTATAATTTGGATCCAAAGAACCAATTGTTGCGTTGGCTCCATATGATGGTGTGATAGTAATTTGTGTATTTGGTAAAAATGAATAACCATATCCACCATTAACTACACTAATACTTTTGATAGAACCTTTGGTTGTTTCACCAACTTCAGCAGTAGCACCAATACCCGTTTCAGAATTTAAACCATTATAAAGAACAACGGGGTCACCAACTTTATAAAAAAGACCTCTGTTTTTTGGATCAATCGAGAGCTTACTAATTTGACCTACAATTTTTGCTCTAAGTGGTTGACCATCAAATAAAACATCTTGGTTCTTATTATCAACAACACGAACGAATTCACCAGATTGAAATAGTCGTTCAATGTTTGAAATGAATACTTCTATTTTTTTACCTGCAACAACAGAATTTTCTACTGTTGCAATAGATTTTGTTGTTTCACCAAACAATCTATAATTATTAATATTTAAAAAATTTAAATCGGTCGATGCTAATTTCAGAGATTTGGCGACATACCAAGTACCGGCTGATGCTTTAAGAACAGCATCTTTTGTGTAAAAAATATCAAAATCAGAATTATAAATTACTCTAAACAGGAATTCATATGATGCTGGTATACCTTTAGTTTGGTACAGTTCTTTGGCAAATTTAACTGCTCTTTGTTTATCGACCAAAATATCTTTTGGAAAATATGGCAAAAAGTCATTTGTAAAATAATCCAAAAATTCATCAGTTGTTTGGTCAACATCTTTGTAACTTAGTAGATTTTTGGATCTATCCGTTACTTTACCATTTTGTTCCATCCACTCATAATAAGCGTTTAGGAATAAATTAAAATTGGCATAGTCAGGATTATCCCTGATAAATTCAGGTAACTGTGAACCAATTAGTAATGATGTTTTTTGTCCGTTTACTATCATGTTGTTTTAGTTGTAACATTAACAACAATTGAGTTTGGATCATATTCATCAATTGTAATGATTCTATTATATGATGATGAAATTATTGTTGTGGATGGATTAACTGTCATTGTTAATTGTCCCAAATCGTTGTTGACTTGAATTGGACCAAAAGAATTTAATTTGACGATACCTTCAACATAATCAATCGAACCAATATTATTATTGAATACTGTTTTGATATTTTGTGAATCGTTGTAATATAATCTGAGTGTACCATAACGACCCGTTAGTGTTGCTGTTGCTGCACCTAAAGCACCTGTAGTATCCCCTGGTGCAGGTGTGATTTGAACAATTGCACTTGTATATCCTGTACCAGCAGTTAACACATTAATTGCACGTATTGAACCTGAACCCGTAATTTCTGCTTCAGCTGTTGCGCCTGTACCATCTCCAAGTATTGTTACTATTGGCGTATACTGATATCCAAAACCTGGATTAATAACTGCCACAGATTCTAAACCACCTGTAGAAGTGGGAACTTCTTCGATGTACATACCATCAATAATATTTTCTAAATTTAATGGGTTTCTAAATTTTACGGAAGGAGAACTAGTTACTCCACTCTGAAACATTCCACGATTTAATGTTGTGCCATAGAATAAATTATAAGTAGAAGGTGTTGTTAAATTTGGAAATATCTTTTTCTGTAATTTTATTGAAATTTCATTAGTGATAATTGATGGCGATACATTAGAAATAACTTGAGAAAAATCTGTTGCTGAAAATGTTGAATTGAATGTATTTAAATTTGTAATTCCAAAATTACTAATTGCCGTTTTTACAGCATCTTGTATTTGTGATGATGACAAATTAGTTTTCTTAGGATCAAACAAAACATTTGCTGTTATTTGTATATAAGTATAATCCGGATCAATAATTGTTGGTTCGACAGTCATTACCGAAACCGGTTTAATAACATCTTGAATCAATCTTTGTTTCTGTGTAGCTGTTAATGTATATGCTCCAGCTGGTTTAATTGAAATGAACACCTGTCCATATACTGGTGTAGGATTTTCTTGGCCACCCCAGACATTAACTGCATCAAAAGCATAACCCAATTTATTTTGTTGTACAACTGTAATATAATCTTCTTTAGTAACAGCACGTTTCTGTGATGAATATGATTTTGGTGCCTGAAACTTGATGGAATCAATAGATTCTTTTGATTGGCCGGTCGTTGCGGCCGAGACAGAAAATATAGTTGTGTTTGAATAACCATTTATTGATTCCATTAATACAAAGTTATTGGAACCTGCACCTGCCGTACCATTCGTAACAACATAAGATAATTTTACGACATTACCATCATCTAATTTTTTACCTAATATGTTATCACCAAAATAAATTTCATATAGGCCGCCAATACCTTCTTGTAAGAAATAAACAAGAGACTGACCATTCAATGTTAAATAATTTGATGATTCATCGTACACTTCTGTGTAATCATCATATAGAGATTTTTGTACAGAAACCACCAATGTTGTTGTATCTACACCAATATCTGGTATTTTGAAAACATATTTTGGATTATCATTACCATCAACTGTATATGAAATTGAACCAGGAAGACCTTGTTTTAATGTTACATGATTGAATGTTGCGGTATTTGATGTAACATTAACGGTCATTGAATCTGATGTGACAAAGTTATAGTTTACACCATCAATAGCTTCAGAAATAAATGTGGTAAACTTTGGTAATGTCAGTGAAGCATCTGCCACTTGATTGACTCTAAGATTGATGACAGCAGAAGGAGCAATAGCAGATTTTGGTGTATAATTCAATAATTTAGCTTGAGATACCACAGAATCACGTTGTAAAGCGGTATCCATGAACATTTCATTGGCAACCATATTCAAATAATATGCGTTGTATTGTGTATTATAAGCTAAAATATCCAAAAGAGTAGAAAGAGCAGAACCTTCATAATTATAGTCTTTTAGAGTATCCTGTGACTGAAGATACGTTTTCAAACTTGTTTTAATATTATTAAAATCCAAGTCTGTCATTTGGAAATTTGAATTTGCGCCTGCCATCTTATCTATTTCTCTCTAAAAGGAGTGTTATTGTTGTTGGAAGTGTTGCATTTTCTATATAAAATGTTAAAGTTACATTATATGCATTTTTATCAATCTGTGGTGATACTGTAACATCTTTTAATAGTGCTCTTGGTTCATAATTTTTAATAATCGTTTCAATTTCATTTTTTATTGAAATTGATGTTGTTGCAGACATATTTTCAAATAACATAGCGTCCATATTTGAACCTATGTTTGGATTAAACGGTCTTTCATAATGTTTTGTGGAAAGTAAATTACGAATTGAACGAATGACCGCTTGTGCATCATAACTCAAGGCCACATCAGCCGTCACCGGTTTCTTGATGAAGGTGAAATCTATATCTGAATATATCTTTTGTAAGTATGCCATCTTTTATTTATACGCTAATATGGAATTCAAAATTTTAACCGGCAAATACATTTGGGCTTCCGGATATGATTGCGCCGGCATCCGTTGAGTCACCAACTCTGGCCAAAGGTATACCACCAACAAAAACAGTAGATGAACCAACATTAATTACCGCAGAATGAGGAACACAGGCGGGTCCTGCTGGTATCGTATGTGGTGCGACTGGATTTCCTCGACATTCAACTGGAATTCCATTTGCATATACGTGTGCAGGTGAACCAGTTGGACCTGTCACAGTTGATATGGCGTCACAACCGTGGCCTGTTGTTGTTGGGTCTCCATCTCTTGCTACTGCTGGCATTTTATTCTTTAGTTTAGATTGATTGTTCTACCAGTAACAACAACATCACCACCAACATTAAGGGTATAATTTCCACTTACTGTTTTATTTACATTACCATCAACTTTTTCAACAACATTACCTTTTACATACAGATTGGTGTTTCCATCTATTGTAATATTACAAGTACCTTTTATATGGATATTGTTATCGGAAAGATAAACTTCATAATTTTTACCAACTACCTTGGTAACCTTAGAACCATCCGGTGCAATTTCAAAGAAAGTGTTAGCCTTGTGTGCTAAATGTATTCTTTCGGAACCAGGGGTATCATCCAACTCAAAAACGTGACCTGAAATAGTCTCGGTCACATTATTGTAAGGTGGTTTCGTATTGTATGGTGATTTTGGTTCACTCCAAGAACCACCAGATGCAGTAGGAACACCAGTATCTAAGTTATTATTGTGATAACCAATAGGTGTTTGGTCTATTTTTTCATTTCTGTATAAACGACTTGTCGTTGGTTCACCAACGGGATAATCAGTACCTGCTGAAAATCCTTTATCTGTTTCTGGATTTGTTGTTACTATTCCAGGAAACATACCTAAAATTATTGGTGCTTGAGCTGACATGCCATCAGTGAAAAAACCAAAAACATAATCACCAATTAATGGTGAAGAATCAGTCATAACAGAATTGGGTGAAACACATGGTGCTGCCCAAGGCAATTCATCAGTTGGCATTTCATTTAAATTTTCTGAATGCCAACCAAAAATACGAACTTTACAACGACCTAAATTTAATGGATCTTCTCTGTCTTCAACGACACCCATCCACCAAACAAAACCATCTTTACCTATAAAACTTTGCATCATTCATTAACCGCCGATTTCCATATAGGACTATTACTGTCAGGACTTGCATATTTATTTTGTGTTTTCTCTTTCACAATTTCCAATGTCGTTTGATATTTTCCTTCAGCTCTAATTGAATGTCGAACCGCCGATATCATGTATTTACCTGAATAAAAAGTATCTAAATCTTTTTGATTATTATCTTTTGAATTTTTTTGTGATAATAAGTTGAAGTTTATAGATTTGCCTACGGTTAAATTTGGATTTCCAGGCACTATTATTTTTACTGTAATGTAATTAGTTAAATTAATTTGTGATGTACGACTAGGAACATAATTTTCAATGAAGATATCTTGTGCTACACTACCTTCTCTTTCTTTAATGTAAGGAACATTTTTTTGATTAGAATTACTTGTTGCAACTTTAATAACAGAATCATACGACTCGGTTTGTGTTTTACCCAATCTATTTTTTAAAGAACCCATATTGTTATCTGATTCTGCATCATTAACATTAAAATTTGTAACTTTATAAGACCTTTTTAATGGATCTATTGATATGAGTTTATTTGATAACATACCTGAACTTATATTATCTAACATATCTTGTGTTTTAACGAATTCATATTCAAGAACGGTAAATATTTTTTCTGTAACATCTTCGTATGCAGTATTCTTTAATTGATACTTGTAAGTTGCTATTGATTCTTCAGCTAACATCGATTTGACGGACCTGAAATTATAACCATTTTTGTTTTCAAAAAATAACATATCAGCACCAATTGTGCCACTTGTTTTCGGTCTTGCGTATATTGATAACCAAGAAATGGTTTCAAGTGGCTTCAATCTTGGTATAGAAAAATCGTATATACCTGTAGTTTCTTCAATTTTATAGATTTTATTTGACGGAATCTTTAATGTATTTTTCAATATATCTGTTATAATATCAGATATCTTAGTTCCGGGATATGTTTTTGTAATTTTGTTCTGTTCCGACAGAAACAATTCTTCCGAACAAAAATGTAATGTGTAAATATTTGAATTTTGATTATTTAAAGGAACTCTATTTCCAATTTTATAAACTCTAAAATAACCAGAAGTAGAAGGTCCATTTTTAGATTTGCTGTATTCAAATTCTAAAAATTCATTACCATCAAGTTGTAGTGCTTCAATAAAACCTTGACCATCGATTACTGTTAAATGTCCTGATGTTACAAAAGAAAATAAATCTTCAAAATAAGAAAATTCAACCAACAATTTTTTAAATTCTATAGATCCAGCAGTAGTTATAAAATTTAATTTTTTTATATAAAAATCTTGTGGATATGAAACTCCACTATTTTCAGCATTATTTGGAGTCGAACTCATTTTTAAGCAGCCATCAAATCAGAAAATTCAGTTTCAAATTGATTTACATATGCCGAATTTAATATTTTAATATTTCTTTTCGATTCATTTAAATCCATCTCATAATCATATAAAGATACCACTCTTCTGGATGTAGTGACAGTTGTTGTTCCTGATGCAAAAGAGAAACTTTTTGTGATAGGTTCTGGTGGTAAATTATCATAAGTAAATTCATCAACAATCAATATATTTGTGGTTGTAATATTTGTTTTACTATCAACTTGAGTTATAATTTTTTCAAAATGGTGTGGTATAACATAATAACTCATATTTGGATACTTATTACGCACATAATCCTCAAACGCATTGGATGTGACTGGCCAACCCCATTGCGGATCCAATATTTGATTCACATATAATACAATCCAATAACGATATACATCTCCATAGTATTTGTGTGCAATGATTTCTGGTGTGTCGCCATCTTGTATGTCATATTTGTAATAGATGACAGAATTGTCCAATAGAGTTGGTTTAACACTAACTCTAGCCAGAAGATTTGTATAAACTTTAGAATTTTTCTTTTGGTCTGTATAGACAACTTTTGGTAAAGTTTCGAAATATTTCATTTTAGTATCCACCAGATAAAATTTGGTCTCTGTCGTTCAATACAGTTTCTTTTAATTGTATAGTCATCGTTGTTTGAACAGGAGATCCATCGGAATGTGCAGCCCAACCGTTCGGTGCATAATTAACATCAACACTTGTGACAACACTTCTTTGTATTCTATTTATTTTTGTATTTTGGCTACCATTTGACCAAAAAGACACATCAAATACCGCAGGTGGTTTGTAAAACATACCTTTAGTGTCGGCAACAATTTGTGGTGCTGCCCATCCTCTAAATGTTTTAATAATTTTTTGTATGTTTTGTGCTTCTTCTTTAGAATTTGGTGAAAAAACAAAAGACATTGTATAATCTCTAAAATTAATATTTTGAAATAATATTTGTACCTGTGGGTTTAAAGCATAACCAAATTTCTTTAGTGCTATCTGTGCTGCCGAACTTTTCATTGCACTACCTACTGAGGCAATCGCTGCACCAACTTTTCCTCCAAGAGTAGAAAGAACATCTTGTGTGGCAGATAATAAATCTTCCTCACCATAATTAATACCAGATTGAAATTCCATTGAATCTGGCATATATAACTGGATCGTTGCAACGGGAGTTTGTTTAACGCCTGGTTCCAAGTTTTGTGAAAATGTTGTTTTTGTATCTGTTACAGAATTGGTGAATTCAGTTATTTTTGTGACACCAACATCAAGAGCATTTTTTGCACCTTCTGTGGTAAATATACCTTTTCCTCCAGTTATATCTTTTGAAAAATCGGCCGATTCTATTTCTCTAATATCAAATCTTACGAAGTGATTTTTGTTTGCGGCAGTCAAATCACTTGGATATTGTAATGAAGACGTTGAAAAAGGATTACCAAATAACGACCTTAATGGACCCTTATTCAGTCCAGGTATCGTTACACCACCAATAGATGTTGGAATTGAAATTATTGCCATGTTTCTCTTAAATAATTGTTATACATAGTATTTATGGCATATTCAGGAATATTTAGACCGTCAAATCCTCAAAAATATGTTGGGGACCATACAAATATCATATATCGCTCTTCATGGGAATGTAGAGTGATGAATTGGCTCGACAAAAATCCAAACATCATATCATGGGCTTCAGAAGAAGTTGTCATTCCTTACAAATCTCCAGTAGATGGTAAAATGCATAGATATTTCCCGGATTTTGTTGTTAAGTCACGTGGAAAAGATGGTTCGACTAAAACCATGATGATTGAAGTGAAACCAAAAAAACAAACAATAGAACCAAAAGTTCAACGTAGGGTCACCAAACAATACATCACCGAAGTTACAACTTGGGGCGTTAATCAAGCAAAATGGAAGGCCGCTACAGAATACTGTCTAGACCGTGGCTGGCAGTTTATGTTGATGACAGAAGACCATTTGGGTCTCTAACTAAATAGTCCATGAATAAAAAACCATCAATACTCACTACACTATCTGAGGAAAAAGCCTCACTCGCTTATCAAACGAATAGCCGAGAATCTTACAAATGGCTTATGCAAAAGATTGCTTCTTTGAGAAATCCAACAGCAATGTCTGTTCCAATGACCAAAGAAAGACACCGTTATGTAAGACCAACTGACCGACAAAAGTTTTTAATGGGTGGTTTATACTTTTTTGTGTATGACCCCAAAGGAAAGGCAGAATTGCCATATTATGATAGATTTCCTCTGGTTATACCACTTAAAAGAACCTCAGATGGTTTTATAGGTCTTAACTTACATTACTTGCCACTTAGATATCGTATCAATTTTCTTAAAAAATTGTTACCATATGCTATCTACAATGATGAAGATGAGATTAAGAGACTCCGAGTGACGTATCCGATGTTGGATGCGTCATCCAAACTAAAAGAATTTAGACCTTGTATCAAACAGTATCTTTATAGTCATGTGAAGTCTAGGATTCTTTCGGTAGAACATAATGAATGGGACATAGCGGTATATTTACCAATACAACAATTTAAGAAAGCTAAACCACAAGAAGTTTGGCAGGAATCTATACAAGAAATAAGGAACTCATAATGGCCGGATCAATTAACGATTTCAAGTCATCATTCAATACCGAATTAGCAAGACCACAACGGTTTGATGTGGATATTCCTATTCCACTTATATTGATTCCATACATATCGACCTCCAGAAATTTAAGATATCGTTGTGAAACAGCACAGTTACCAGGTAGAACGTTCGCTACTGCTGACCAAAAGACATATGGTCCAATTGAAAAACATCCGTATCTATCAACATACAATGATTTGGATTTAACATTTATTGTTGATGGTGATATGAATCAGAAAATATTTTTTGATGCTTGGATGAACTATATTAATCCAACATACACAAACGATTTTAAATATAAAAATGATTATTCAACAGCAATTAATATTAACCAATATGATGTGTCGAATGAATTGACATATTCTGTAAGTTTATATGGTGCATATCCAATTTCTATGAACCAATTAGATTTAAATTGGAATGATGATGGTTACCACAAATTGTCTGTTACATTTGCTTATACATATTGGAAAAACAATTCTCTACAATCTCTTGGTATGGAAATTTTGGAGGCTGGTTTAGAATATGGTATAGAAAAAATTTCGAGTGGATTTACAAATCCATTCAGTTCTGCAGGTAGTGCAGACGGTGCGAAGAGCACAAGCATTAATGCAATTAATCCAGATGGACAAACTGAAATTTACGATTATTAAGGAGTGATAATATGGCTTTGCCAAAAATTGATATACCAACATACGAAATTGAATTACCTATTTCAAAGAAAAAGATTAAATATCGTCCTTTCCTTGTGAAAGAACAAAGAAATTTGTTGATGGCGGTTGAATCAAATGAAACAACAACAATACAACAGAATATTAAAGATATTCTTTATAACTGTACTTTGACTGAAGGTATTGATATTGAAAAATTGCCAATACTTGATATTGAATATTACTTTATCAATCTAAGAGCTAAATCAGTTGGTGAAGTTGTTGAATCAAACTATCGTTGTAACAATGAGGTTGAGGGTACAACTTGTGGTAACATAATGAAAACTGATATTAATTTACTTGAAATTAGACCAGATGTATCGAATCTTGTTAATCCAGAAATTCAATTAACACCACAACTTGTTATTAAAATGAAATATCCAGAGTTTGGTAATGTTAAACAATCTTTAGACATGGACAATATTACCGACATAACTTTCAATATGATTGCAAACTCTGTTGAATACATCTATGATGGTGACCAATTCTATTATGCAAGCGAAGCAGAACCTGGTGAAATGTTAGAATTCATCGAACAATTAAACCAAGAACAGTTTGATAAAGTAGAAAACTTTTTCAATAATTTACCAAGAATGACTAAAAATGTGCAAATGAAATGTGGTAAGTGTGGTTTTGACCATACGATTGAGGTGGAAGGGTTAGAGAATTTTTTCGGTTAATATTTCGTCATGATAATTTGAAAAACTATTATACAACTAATTTTTCATTAATACAACACCATAAGTATAGTTTAACTGAACTTGAAAATATGATGCCATGGGAACGAGATATCTACGTTGCCATGTTGATACAATATATTGAGGAAGAAAATCAAAAACTAAAAGAACGTCAAAGAAGATAAATGGCACTAGAATTAGGCAAAAAATCATTAAATATGGCAAAATCACTCGGTGGTGCTATTGGCCGTGGTATTGCTTGGAACTATAATTTAGGTGGTGATAAGCGTTCACCTGATAAACTTCTTGGACAAATCTATAAGACAATGCTCAAGGTACAAGAAGAGCAAGATATTGACCATGAATTGGCCATGCGTGATGAAAAGAAAAAAGAAAAGAATGAAGCAGAAAGAAATGCAGCTCTCATTAAAGCTTTGACTGTTCGTAAGAAACCTAGAGCCAAAAAACCACCAAAGAAAAAAGAAGAAGAGGTTAAGAAAGAAAAACCAGCTGAGCAGAAACCAACCGAGAAAAAGACTGAACAAAAGCCAGCTGAAAAAAAGACTGAACAAAAACCAGCTGAAAAAAAGACTGAACAAAAACCAGCTGAGCAGAAACCAGCTGAGAAAAAGCCTGAGCAGAAACAAGAACAGAAGAAGCAAGAAAAGCAAGAAAAAAAACAAGAGCAGAAGAAAGAAGAAGTTAAAAAAGAAGAAAAAAAACAAGAGCAGAAGAAAGAAGAAGTTAAAAAAGAAGAAAAAAAGACTGAACAAAAACAAGAAAAGAAAGATACTGCTCAAAAAGAACAAAGAAAACAGGAACAAAAGAAAGAAGAAAAGAAAGTTGAACAGGTAAAAAAGAAAGAACCTGAACCTAAAACAGAACCTGTACCAAAAAAAGCAGAAATAAAACCGCCACCTTCTGCTGAAAAAGCTGGAAAAATAGGAGTTGGTGCCGCTATGGCCACAACTGCTGCATTGTTTGGTAGGGAAGCTTTAGCCACAAATATAGCAAAATATGAAAGTAAAAGTTCATCGGGTAAATCTTTTGGTGGAAATGAATATAATGCCTATAACAAAGGCACAGATGGTAACAAAATAGTAGCAGCAGATAAACCCATCGATTTCAGTAAAATGTCTATTGCTGAATATCTAAGGAGAGGTGAATTACCACAAGGTGATCCTAATAGATTATTTGCTGTTGGTCGTTATCAAATTATTCCAAAAACGATGAAAGGTCTTGTTAAGAATTTAAAACTTGATCCAAAAACAACATATTTGGATGCAGCAACACAAGATTTATTGTTTTCAAAAGGTCTAACAACATCTGTTCAAGGCCGTGGCGCAGTTGAGGATTATATTAATGGAAAAAAAGGAGCAACTAGAGATGCGGCTATCATGGCATTGGCCAAAGAATTTGCTTCTGTTGGTGTTCCCTATGACACCGAAAGAATAGAACCTGAACATAAAGATAAAAAGACTGGAAAAATTATACCAGAGAAGAAAATTCCTATTGCTAAAGGACAATCTTATTATTCTGGTGTTGGTGGTAACAAAGCACACAATCCACCAGAAGCTGTGGGTGAAGCACTAGATGCAGACAGAGCAGCAAAATTAAAACAAAATACATCAAATGTGACACCTCCAGCAAATACTGGTCCAAGAATTGACCAATCATCCAAAGAAAATGCCGATTTGAATGCTAATTTAACAAAACAACAATCAACAACTGTAAATAATATTAATACTTCAAGTACACAATCGAGTGCACCCACACAAGAGCAACCAAAAGTAGATGACAGTTCACCAATGCACAGAAAAATTCGAGGAAGATAAATGGCAGACAAAATGACATATCAACAAGCGAGAAGAATCCGTAATAAGGATTATTCTCTGTCTAATCTGATAACAAGAAATATCAGAACCAAAGACATGGGTGCATTTCAATCTGTCAAAGAAGCCTTTAAAGAAAAGTTTGATGTTAAAACACGATTGAAAGCAAAAGTAACTGGTATCAAAGAAAAATTTGATCCACTTAATATTGCTAAGTTTTTAACTTTTGGATCTAATGTAGCACCAGCATTATTAGGTAAAATGACGGGTCGCTCTAAGGCCGATATTCGTAATTTCACTGGTGGACGTCAAAGTTATGATGATTATAGTACTCCTACTGCCACTAAGATTGGTAAAGACCCTAGTGCTGGTGGTGATATGACCGGTATGTCCGATATATTAGAAAAAATACTAGAATTACAAAAAAGAAGTTTTGATAATTTAAAAGAACAAAGAGAAACAAAAAATAATTTCCAAGAAGAACGTGATATCGAATCACAAAAAAGACATAATGAACTATTAAAAGCTATTAGAGGTTTTAAACCAGGAGAATCAACACCAACAGCTGGAAAAGTATCTAGTTCTAGTGGTTTGGATATAATGAGTACAATAGAATCTATGCTTGCGGCTTTCGGCGGACTTAAAAGCCTTTTGAGGATTGGAGCATTTTTAATAGGTCCAGTTGGTGGCGCATTGGTCGGTGTAGCCTCAATAGCAGCATTAGGATATCTTTTATTTAAAGGTTATCAAGCCGTTCAAGCGGGACCAACAGCTGAACAAGCTGCTGAGATGTTAAGAACAACACCTCCACAAGCAATGTCTAAAGAACGCCGTGAGGAATTGGAAAAAATTGTTAAGGAAGGTGGAGAAAAATCTGCAGAAACTCTTAAGTCGGGTAATAAAGCTGATATCGAAGCCGCAGGCGGTGAAGAAAAACTTAAACAACAAGTTGAAAATGCAAAAAATCCAACAACTTTAAAACCTGATTTGAGTGTTAAACCAAGACCTATACCTAACGGGAAAAATGATTTACAGGTACTATCTTGGGATTCAAAATATGGCCAAACTCATAATCCCGATGGTACACCTAAAGATTTGAGTAAAAAGGTCGAACCAAAACCGACTGCTACACCAGAAACTAAAACAGAAACAACGACACCAGCGCCAACAACCAATCCAACTCCTGCACCAGTAGCAACGCCGCCTGCAAGTCAACAACTAAATCAAGTTACATCTGAAAATAGAAACGCAAAGATAGAATCTGTGGCAAATCCTACTGAAAAAACAGTTAATAATGTACAATCAAATACTCAAACAAAAAAGAGACAGGAAAAAGACGGCATACCTACAGTTCGTAATATGGAACCAACTTTCCAACGAATGATTTTCAATTCAACCAGAATTGTTTAACCAATAAAAAACCCCGCCGAAGCGGGGTCTAAACTAAGTTCTGAGAAAGGAGCTTTAGTTTAATCTTCAGCTAACTTTGAGAAGTAAGCAAAATCTTCATCTTCATCTGCTGAGATATCAACTTCAACAGGTGCTTTCTTAGGTGCAGCCTTCAGAGTTTCCACAGTAGTCTTAGGTACATCGGTAGCACCCAATACTTTGTCCAAACGTGCCTTCAAGTCATCATATGATTTGAATTCTTTATCGGAAGTTAATGCAGCAAGTGAATGCTCAGACTTCCAGATTTTCTCCAATTCCTCATCGTCTTCCAACAATGGAGTAGAGGACATGAATTCAGATTTATCATAGTTTTGATAACCAGCAACTTTGGTAATCTTCAACTTGAAGTTAGCACCTTTCCACAAATCAAATGGATTGATTGGTGTCTCATCTTCAAATTGTGGATTCATTGCTTCTGTAATCTTCTCAAAAATCTTGGCACCAAACTTGAACAATTTAACTTGTCCTTCGTTTTCTGGATGCTTAGGATCACTTACGATATACACGTTTGCAATGTAAGATAGTTTACGTTTTTGTTTACGTACAATCTCTTTGTTGGCTTCGATACCAGAGTTCCACAATTTGTTGTTGTGTTCACATACTGGACATTGTTGACCTTTAGTAGTCAAACAATTATCGATTAACCAACCACCTGGACCTTGAAATCCATGACCAAAGATTTTAGCCCAAGGAAGACCATCATCACCATCAACTGCAGCAGCAGGCAGAAAACGAATAACGGCAAGGCCATTACCTGCTTTGTCTACTTCTGGTTTCCAATAATTGTCTTTGTCGGATTTACCACCTTCTGATGAGCTTGAGAGTTGCTCGATGGCTTTCGTCAACTTGTCTAAGTTGCCTGAACTCTTTTTCAATTTAGAAAAATCTGTCATAATTTTACCTTTCTAGTATAAACGGAATATAACGGAGTATTAACGGATTGTCCACATTATTCATAATATGGTTTATTTAGGCGATTTCTTTCAAAGACGCCTTCAATATTGCAATAAATTTTGATTTATCATAATCAATAAATGGTGTGTACTTTATAAATTTCAATCTCATAGAAGGCCATACGATTGTGTCAGCAATCTTTTTGTCCCACATAGGAAAGAAATTCATAATGTCATTCAATATAACCAAAGTTTCTACCGCAATAGTACTATGCATTACTTCTTTCAACAAGATTGGATATTGTCCATCTTCAACCATCAACATTTCATTTGGTGATTGTGTATCATTAAGTAGGCTTATTATATCTTGTTCAAAACGATATGTCAAGCTCTGGTTTCTTTTTTGCCACTTTTTATATGTTTCTTCGCCTTCCAGATTATTAATATCACCAATCCAGTTGACATCCTTTTCTAGTAGGTTTGCCACATAGAAGTTTTTCAAGTCTTCCAATCGGTATTTACGTGATAACTTATAGAAAGAATATTTGTCCTTTCTTGTGGAAAAGTTATCTGTGGTAACATTGGACTTTCCGTGATAACGAATATAATCGTAAGAATCAGTAGTAAAATGAAGTTTAAGGGCATTGAACATGGCAAAGGCCGAGAAACCCGAACCTTCTTCAAAGTTGAAAATCATATAGGTAGTCTGGAACTTTTCTTCAATAGATTGAGTTCCTGTGCTTCTTCTCTTATTTTCGATTTTAATGCGGATGATATTAATGTGGATGCCACATCAATCTCCATACCTGTCTGTTCACAGTAACCAACAATAGCATCCATGATTGAAAGATTTGATTCTTCGGCCATTTCTGCTATCTTGGTACTAAATTCACTTATTTCATTTTTTGTTGGCATTTTAACTTCTTGTATAGAATAGATGGTTTCCAATTTTAACAACGTACTTTAATTTCCATGCCGGATTTACCGATGTGTTATGATAGTACATTGAGTTTGTTTTGTATATTGTATCATGTAACCTGCCTTCTGTCAAGGCTTTTTTGGCAACAATCATACATTCTTCCCATGCGTATTTGTTGGTAACAGGACCAACTTTTTCGCCGACCCAACTAAATTGGTATGTACGATTTATTTTCTGATATACAACCTCACAAACTGTTTTTGGAAATTGTACCGAGTTGGCACGGTTCATTGTTACTTGTGCTACTGCCAGTTTACCTTCAAAAGATTCTTTGGCTGCTTCGTAGTATAGATTTTTCGCCATACATAGAATTTGTTGAGCTAGTTCACCCGATACTTCTTGTACCTCTGTCACAGGTTGTTGATGTGAAACAACCGGCAATAAAGCAAATAATGTAATTAGAATGAATTTCTTCATTAATTCTCCTTGTGTGTATTAAGAGGTTTAACCTCTAACCCTCATGTCCTGTTTTTAAGGACTTTGGCCGTAGATGGCTCTGTTACGATATTAGAAACAAATCCGTTTAAAGTTTGGGCTTTCTTAATGATATCTTCTTCTGAGGGAATTGCTGGCAAAACAGGATGAGAAGGTGGTGTTTCACCTTTCTGTCTTGCTGTTTCACACATTATGTGCCATTCTGATTGTAGTCGTTGGCTTTGTGCGTGATAGTCATCATATAACATATCTCTGGACATTTTTAATAGTTCGAGACGGATTTCAAATGGTGTCATGTTTGACATAGTTTTCTCCTGTGTTGTGTAAGTGTGTTGAGGTTTTTAATGTGGTTGCCTCAACCACAATCCAGTAATGGATGATTTATTTAGGTTATTAGAATCCTACTTTAATTCCAGCAGTAATAATATTACCGTCAAAAGAACTAACACGGCTTTGGCCGAACTGGCGGTCAAACGACAATCCAGCAGTTACATTTTTCATAACCGGAACAGTTGCACCAACACCAGCAGTTAATGCAAAACCATTTGCGCCTGTGTTATTAGACAAGTAAGCTGTACCTAGACGACCATTGAAACCAACTGGACCTAAAGAAACAACATCTTTGCTAGCAACTAAAGTATAACGATTTTGGTCATTATCTTCACGTGAAAAACGTGAAGCACCAGCAGTTACATTAACACCAGCAAATGTTTCACCAACTGTAACACCATAACCATAACGTTTTGGACTTAGTGATGATTGGTCAACTGCTGTCACACCAACTTCAACTGCGCTTGCAGCTAACGATACTACTGCTAACGCAGATAATACTAACTTCTTCATAAAAACTCCTTTTTAAATTTAAAAATGGTTGGTTATTCTGTTACGAGGAAACCAACCGAAACCCTAGTCTGCGTTTAGGCAGCCAATGCGAAACGTGAGTCGTTTGCGGTTACTTTGTTTTAGTTTTTACGTCAACTCTGACGGATAGCCGAATATCGTACTTGTTACCCTGTCGAAACTATGCAGCCCCATCAGAAACATACTATGGTGAAATTGACTTACATCGTAGAGGTCACGGCTTACCAATCCTGATCCCAACCTTTCGGTTTTGTAGAGATTTAAGTATGCTTCTGGTGGAGCTGGGGGGATTTGCACCCCCGTCCAGAATACTTTTCTTATATCAAGTTTACTATCATTATCATCGAAGTATAACATACTCCGAATTCTTTGGCAATGGATTAATTTGGTCCTCTCAAAAAATACCAATGCCATGTGCCTGAGCCGTAAGCAGCAGCATCTGATCCAGCCGCAAATAATGTACCATTTTTAAAAACTGGATTACTATAAAAATACATGCTATAATTTGAACTTGCATTTACCCAATAAACACCATCAGTACTTACAGATAATACTGAATAGCTATTAGTTCGTTGAGCATATATCTTTGTTACTGGATCCCACACAATAGGACCACCAGTGCTATACCCCCCATTTACGGCAGTGTATGAAGATGATGTAAATCCGTCTGTAGATTTATAATAATATGAACCAATTTGACACAAATATTCATATGTTGATGAATTATAAGTTATTCCATAACATGTTTGACCATTACCAAATGTTAATGGTGTCCAATCTGGTGTACTTAAACTTGTATTCCTAAACAATCCTTTATATGATCCAGCATACCAATATGTACCATCAAATATCAATTGGTTAACAGGTCTTCTATTGGTACCATCTAATGGAATAATTTTAACTGGTGTTGTCCAAGTGAAATCTCCTCCACTATAAGAAGTCGTGTAACTTACTTCACCTCCATATGTGTATGCATACAAACCATTGCTGGTGACATAAAAGCGTGCATCAGATGAACCACCAGGTGTACCAAGATACCAAACAGGATAATTTGTTTTTGCTGTCCATGTTACACCATCCGGTGAAGTGTAAATTACGGATCTTTGGTTGTTTGAGTTTGCACACATCACATATAGTTCAGCCCAAGGAACATATCTCATGTCTGAAAGTACTGGACGAAATATTGAAATTGAATTGCCTTGTGTCCAGGTATTGCCGGAATTGTTTGAATAAAAAGATGCAATAGCAATAGTAAAACCCGTGGTATCAAAAACTTCTGCAGTTGCAACAACATTTTTTCCATCAATACTGTCCATCCTTATACCATTCATCCTGTATGTACTTGTATTGAAAAATGAAGAAAGAGATGAGATATTGTTGGCTCGTGGATTGGTGGTTAATGAACTTAAACCCCTTAAGCTTCCAATGTTCACTTGCGAAGTACCGACACCACTTTCAGTATAACTAACATAACCAGCACCACTCCTATATTCACTTATACTGATTGGATTCGAACCACCATATTCTGTTTGAATGTCGGATAATTTGATTGGATTACCTGATGTTGGTAGTGTCATTTAATTTTCCCTATAAAATTTTATATATTCCATTAGAGTATTTAGATGGTCTGACGTTTTCTCTATAAAAACCAATGGATCCTCATTATCCACAGCCATAATAATAACAATTTGGTCGATGCCGGTTCCAATCAATTCCTCATACATACAAGCATATGCAACGCATTGTGCGAAATAATTATCAATATCTTCTTTTTTCTTAATTCGTTTGGATGTTTTAAAGTCAATCACCGACAGAACACCATCAAATTCACCAATACAATCAACACGACCAGCCATTCCGAGTTTAACTGACCACAACGCACATTCTTGGTAATGAATATTGTTGATTCTGTTTAATAGAGGTTTAAGTGGTAGGAACATTGCCTTTGCATCAGGCATAATATCACCAAGTGGTTCATTGTTTAAGTAACGTTCACATAGTGTATGAACATTTGTACCACGTGATGAAGCCTTGCGTGATATCTTATTGGCTTCTTCTTCACCAACTCTCTTACGCCATTCCATGATGGCCTGTTTACCTTTTGCACCAATTACTGTGGTGACCGATGGTAGTTTCACACCATCTGGTGTGGTATAATACCTCTTACCATCAGGGAATGTGGTTGATTTTAAATCTTCTAAATCTTTAGGTGGACAATAGTTAAACATTATTTTTGTATTCAGGAATTGATAAGAAATCTCTAGTTATATCTATAATATAAATTAATCTTCGTTTTTTGGTTCTGTTGTATGCACTATGTTTTTCTCCATTATCAAATGCAAACAAATCTGACCAATATAATTTTTGACCATTAACCTCAAGGCCAACATCACCTTCTGGTATGATTAGTGGTATATGTATTCTAACAAATTTATGCCGCCTGTTTTCAACATCAACGTGTTTTTTGATTATACCATAAGGTTCTAAACTGCTGTAACCACTACAACCAACACACTTGAAATATTTCTTAGTTAACTTTGTTGCTGTTGGAAAAATAGTAGCGATTCTTGATTCCAAAAAAAGATTCTGTTCTATTTTTCTTTCTGGTAAAGCATAACGTAGACCTTCAACTTTCCAATCAATTTTTCCTGGAACATCATCTAAAATTGCCTGAGAGTTAACTGCAGAGTATGGTGTACCACCTTTAAATGTTGTGTCAAAATCTTTATGATATTCTAAAAATTCATCACGTAATTGTGGTGCTAATTCCATCAATTCATCTGCAATAGATATTTCTTCTCTTGTCCAGAAACATTTCATAATAAACCCAACTTCAATTTTTTGTATTCCAAAATTGTTTCATCAGCCTCACGTATTTTTTTATTCAAAAGAGCTTTATCAAAAGTACCGTTGATAATGTCCTTAATATCAACACCTAGTCCAACTAATTCGTATACATCATGGTTAATACTTACACCTTTATCTGCATTGCCATAAATTGATTTGCCGGCTTTAATTCTGTGTTTTTCGGTTTCAATATTTAATTGGCTGGTAATTCCTCTACAAGTGTACCAATTTGTATACTTATTTTTCCATATCATAACGCCGTCATTATCGGTAGCGTATTTTAAATCATTGTCACCTGAAGGAACTGTATATTCTCCAGGTAACATTTCGGAATAACCCCACTTTTCATACTCACGTTCAAATTCACTCAAACGACTGATAGAACCTTTTCTAATCAATAGTGGCCACCAATCCCAATTATCAAATACTTCAAAATTTTGGTCAAGTAACAACTGTTGACTTTTCAATACACTAGAAATTGGTTCTCCAGGTAAACCACAAATCATGCCTGTATATGTGTATGTTGGTTTGTATTTCTTTAACTGACGAATAGCCTCAAATTGTCTTTCATTATCTAATCCTTTACCAATAGCTTTTTTTGCTTCTGGATGTAATGTTTCTAAGCCAAATGTGGCCGCTACCAAGCCTGTGTCACCTAGCATCGGAATAGTTTCAGGAAAACGTTCAATCAAATCTGCTCTAAGAAATGCTGTATATGTTATCTTAACACCACTTTTTGCAATGGCTTCGGCAACATACTCCAATTTTACCACATTATCATTAAATGTATCATCATTGAACCAATAGTTGGTGACACCAAACATTTCATAGTTTCTTCTTAGTTCATCGGATAGATTATCTACGTGACGAATGTAATCATTCTTCTTCTTACCCAACAAAGGGAATGCACAGAACCTACATCTAAAGATACAACCCCTACTAATTTCAATTGGTAGAAAATTGTTTTTAATCAAATCACTTTCCAACCATTTGATTGATAAATCTTCGGTGTCATTTTTGTATAACATCTCCGCATTGACAGATTTTGTTCCTCTATAAGGCACCCAAGGTAAATCATTCAATAGTTTTCTGGTTAAAAATTTAAGATAATGTAATACTGCTTCTTCGGCATAACCCCAAAAGATTTTATCTACCATAGATAAATCGACACCTTCGATTGGTGTTTCATTACCACCAATCAAAGTTTTTACATGAGGATACTTTTCTTTAATATGTTTAAATAGATAATTAATTTTATCAAAGGCATAGATGAATGTGATACTTATACCAACAAATAAAGTTTTTGGACCAATGTATCTTTCACAAAGTTTTTCCAATTCTTTTTCAGTAAAATTACCAAAATAATCTATAACTTCGATATTATAATTATGTTTTTCTAAAAACGTTCGCAAACGTGCAGCGCCGGCAGGACGACTAATTGTTCTAGTTCGTTCCATACCGGTGAATATAATACCATGTCTGTCATCCATAATTTATTTTTTACTCAGGTACTTATCTTTAATTGCTTCAAAGAAATCAATATCTTCTTCAGTTAATTCAACATCATGAATTTTTTGCATCTGGCCACGTACCCAATTTTGGTACATTTCAAAATCACCTTCATATTTAAATCTCTTTGTAATTTTCTTTGTATCATATGCATCCATAATAATATGATAACGGTCTTCATCAGAATCATTTCTAATTTGATGCCAAGTATTTGTCCAAAGAATATAAACACTACCATCAGCAGGCATATGCAAATTCATGCCACGACAGATATGAATCGACTTTTTATTTGTCCATAATGGTATATGAATACGAGCCATATATTCCGATTCATTTGAATCTTTGTGAACCAAACTCTTTGAATGTGCTTTCAAACAAGTGACTCTTGCTCTACAAGGATGAAAACCAAGTTCACGTAAATCATCTAATACTTTTTTAATTTCACCAACATAAGCTTCCGTTGGTTTATCGTGTTCTAACCCATGATATATACCAAAATGTTTATATGCTTTGTTTACTAATTCTTGTGTTGGTAAAAAAGATTCTAGTGTTTGGCCAGATTCTAACTGAACGGCTTCCCAACCATCAGTCCATGTGGCGTTTCTACTTAGCAAACTCCAACCACCAAAACCATGATATTGTGGTGTTTCATATTCTTCGCCTTGAACAACTTGGTCACCTAATGTGAATACACTTTCTCGTACTTCTTTTTTTAATTTTTCAATATCAACTGTGTAATCCAATTTCTCAAAAAACATCTTATTTCCTTTATAAATTTCCAGTTTCTTTTAACATATCATAAACTTGACCATAATCATAGTATCTAGTTCTCAAGGCAAACGCTTTCCTGAGTTTGGTGCCATCCAAAGGTTCAACATTGTGTGGTACTCTAACATCTAACATATATGCTTCATTTCGTTGTGCCACAAAAGAACCAATTTCATATACATCATCAAAAGAGTATACTGCATCAACATATGTGATTTCTTCACATGTCGGCATATTTTGTTTCTCCGCTACAAATTCTTTAACACGACTTTTCAAATCATCCACATTAATATCTGTTGCTTCCATGTTGCCAATATCAACATCCGTATGCCTATCTTCTTCTGTTTTCCAAGCATTAGCACCGTCTTTCGCTTTGAAGAAAATTGTTCTGTAATCTCCTGGTTCATAATAAAAATTAATAGTAGTTATAAAATCATTATCAACATGAGGTAATAACAAACTATTAATTGACATACGAGTTACTTGAAAATCTTTCCAGTATCTTTCAGGAATAACTTTATATAACACCATTTTTTCTGGTTCAGGTGTCCAAATTGTATTGTGTCTAACTCCTAAACCAAATTTACCGGCAAATGAATCTGCTTGACCTTTTGGTATAATTGTATGTGGCATATATTCATATAGATGTTTTAATTTAACGAACGACATTGCCTGTTTCCTTTAACATTTCAAGTACCTCCTCATACTTATGTACGAAAGTACCTAACGTAAGGGCTTTTCTAAGTTTAAAGTCTCCTTTTACGCTGTGTATTTGACTTACATCAAGCAACCATACATCATAATCTTCTGCAACAAAACTATCTACCTCAACCAAATCTTCTTCGTAGTAAATACATCCATTAGTTTGATTCTTAATCTGTACTGTTCTTGGATTATTCACCTTTGGTTTAAAAAATGTAGTTCTACATCCTTCTGTTTGTAGATAGAAATTAATTGAGGTAATAATTTCTGTATCCGTATGTGGTGGTATTATACAATCAATTGTCATAACTGTCAAGTGAAAATCTTGCCAGTATTTTTTTGGTAACACACCATAAACTTTTTCTACTTCTGGTGTCCAAACTTTTTTGTAATCTATGCCTCTACCATCATCACCTTTAAATGTCTTTAGTGGATCGGTGATTGCATAAAGTGGTCTTTCAAATGGCTTTGCCAATTTGGTAAACATCAATCAGGTTTCCATTCTTTAATTTTTGCCATTCTGTTAGCCCAAGATTTTAAGATAACAGTATTAGCAGCATTTTTCTCTACTACTTTTCTGAGGTCAGTTGATAAAGAAATACGCAGGTCATTTGATTTATTCTCATCCACACCATGTAATACATATGATGGAAAGAAAATTAATCTACCTTCTACTGGTTTAAATCTACGTTCACGTAAAGATGGATTTGCACTCAGACGGTTGTTTAACCAATCAATTGCATTTGATGAATCAAAGGCAACTAAATCACCACAACCTTCTTTTGCTTTAATATAATATGTTGCAGCGATTGCTGATTCGGTATGTCCATGTACTTCTAATTGTTCACCTGGCTCTCGGACATTAATCCAACCCATAAAATGTTCACAACCACGAATGTTTAACATCCTAAGTTGTGGAATATTCTGTACAATTTTTTTGGTTACAATATCTATAATTTCTTGTTTTAGTATATCTAAATTGGGTCTGCTGTAGTCCCATATACTATTTTTTGGGTCTTTATCTTTACCCAATACGATATCTTTTCCGATACCGTAAATTTCATCTAATAAGGTTTGATTAAATTGCTCATCAAATCTGGTTTGAACTTCCCAGATTGGACTTTGCCAAAACATATTTTGTGCATTTTGATACCAGTGATAGCGGTCTCTTTCCGCTTTTGTCATAATATTTTGTTTCATAATAAAAAGTATTCTTACTGACTTTCAAACCATTCTTTGTGTTGTCTCAATCTTTCTAATTTTAGATTGTATTGTTCATCAGTTAAATCATTGTCTCTGTTTGCCAAAACATATTCATACTCTTGTGTTGGATTTCTTTCTTCATGTGGCAACGCCCAATCAGCACCATATGAAGTTTTCAACATATCTTGCAGTGGTTCTTTCCAAATCTTGGCCAACAAATCTCCATATTCATTATCAATGTGAAAGAATTCTTCTTTTTCTTCAGTTGTGAAATTTGAATAATTTTTTTCAAATGTTTCTTTGAAGAATTTCATTACCTGACTATGAACGAAAATAACCGTATTACCACAACAGGTTGTTACGGTTTCCATTGAGGTGTAGGTATCTTTCATCTTGTCTCCAACCATATTTTATATTGTTGAACCAATTCATTATCAACACCATTTCTCAAAGCCACTGGAACAAATCCTTGAGCATTCAATACAGCATCTCCATAAAGCTTTGTTATCAAAGATTCATGTTCAGTTACCAATTTGAAATAACGTTCTTTGTCTGTTTGAGAAAACGAATTGATAATATTATAACTTTGTGTATTAAAGAAATGTGTTAGATGGTCATGTATAAAAGATTCACCATCGTCATCTGTGGTTATTAAAACAGGTTGTTTTATCTCTGTAACTTCTTCATCCATTAGACAACTCCTTTTTAGGAATGAACCTTTCAATCAATCTACCAAGTTCTGCAACCAATTTGAACATGACAAAAATAATAACAAGACCTGCACCTTTTAAGAAACCAGGTTCTTTCTTACTTGGACCAAACCAACGTTGCCATACACCAATAACTTTACAGATTGGTGTACCAAATGCAAACATCATTTTACCAGTAAGACTACCAGTTTCTTTTTCACCCATCAAATAGGCCATTTCTTCAGCCCAAGGTGTTGCAATATCGTGAGCCCATGTGATAGACCATTTTTTGGCAGCTATACTAAAATCTTCATCAGACATCCAAGGCATCATCTTCGGTCCTTTGCCGTCCATCCAATCAACAACAATCTCAGCCCATGCACGATAACCATTGTAAATGTCTGGATGAGTTTTGATTAATTGTTCACCAAATGCTTGGTCAGCTTCAAAGATATTCTTCTTCATTAGGCCTAAGTCAAATAATTTGGTGCAAATAATCTTTGAACAATTACAATCAACCAAGAAACAATTTTGGTCACTAGTACAATTATAAACGGGTGCTGGATCATTAAAACAATCACCAAGTTGCAACCATGCTTGTGCGTCACAGTTTGCACAATTTACATTACTACAGTTATTTGTTGCGCTGCAATTACTTGCGGGACTACTACAGTTATCACAGTTACAATTTGATATATTAGCATTATTACAGTTACCAGCAGAATTCTGTAAATAATACTTCAAACCAAAAAAAGCGGCCATATTTGGTGATGCCGGCCTTAAACCAGATTTTATATAACCATTTAAAAAATTCAAATCTTTTTGTGTTCCAACATTAATTGTAAGTTCGGTTTCAATTTGGGCTACGGAAATTGTATTTGCAGATAAAGGTAGTGTCATGTTAGTGTACTCTTTAGATTATTATTCTACTATTTATGTTTCCAACCTAGATTTGCCGTAAACAGGAACATCGTCTACTTCACCAACAATCTCTTTAACCACCTTGATTGGTATGATTTTTTTACGACCTTCATCGATTCCGTGGTCAAAAATAGTACCAAAAATGTCTTGTCTGTCTAATGGTAATGTATCACTCTTAATCAGAGTTGGAATATAACCGTTTGTCATTAATGTAAAACCAGCGGCAAATAGAGCCACATTATCTGAATAGGCATTAGAACAAGAAATATCCCAGAATTTCTCATCCAAGAACATACAAGCACCTTTACATAGGTGTAGTACTGGACATTCTGGACATTCTTTACGATTTGACCAATGTGTAACAGATTTTAATTGTACATTTGAATAGTCATCCAAAGTTCCACCATGATGTGATTCTCCGTTCTTAGAGATTTCCAATGAACTAACGTTCTGGCAAGTCATTACGTTACCACGTAAGTCAACTGCAATCGTATGTTCATCGTCCATACCACATTTCTGTCCAACGAATTTGGATTGTCTGTGACTTAATACACCAGTAATAAAATCATCAATCTTACCTAGTTGACCTCTGAAACCTATCTTGCCTTGGGTTCCATACAATTCACCAAAAGCTTTCTGCCTAAATTGAAAGTGTTCTTGTTTTGTTATCAATGAGTTGGAAATACCTTCTTCATCATAAGCATCAACCAGAGAACCTTCACCAAGAATAACATCTTCGTCACCAGTCAGGTTTACAAACCAATCATAGATTTCTTTTCTACTTTGGTTTTTAGAATTCAACATTGAATTGAAACTGAAATGCTTACCTAGTCTAATCATCATTCTACGGAAACCAAGAATTGTTTCTTTTTTCTCAGGATCATCAAACGGATCAGGACCACGGACGTGTTGGCCTGGTCCATCATGTGAGATTGCCACAGAAAAGTCCATCATCATTAACCAATCGATAATCTCATCAGTTAAAATTGAGCCGTTGGTGATGATACCAAACTGTGGTTTTCTTTTCCATGATTCAAATTTTTCAGCAATAGCTTCCGCCAATGGTTTTAGTGTTTTCCAATAAACCAATGGTTCACCACCCCAAAACTCAACCTTCAGTCCAACATCTTCATCAAAGTGTAGTGCTTTTATTTTTTCCATGAAGTCATCGATATCCTTCTTGGATGTTTCCACTTGACGTTCCACAAACTTCTGTGAACAATAATCACAAGAATAATTACAACTTAAACCCATTTGGATTTTTAATGTACTAATCAATTTGGCCTTTTTCAGAGGGTGATTCTTATCAAAAGACTTGTAGGGTTTATTAAAGTTTTGTTGCCTTTGGTCCTCTGGATATTCAAAAACATTACCATCAGCATCAGTCAACACATTATTCATGTTGTCATAATGGAAAGTCTTTGTATCACCATCCTCAAATCGAGTGGCCTTAATTTCAAAAATCATTTCAATTCCTCTTAAATATTGAGTAAGTATTTATCCTAGTAACCTAAGTCTTCACAGGCCACGATCCATTGTTTAACTAGACTAGAACGAACGATATCGTCTGGTGTAAAGTAAATCTCCTGAAATGATGGCATTTTTCTCGCCACTTCCAAGAAACTATGGAATGCTGTCTGGTCTTTGTTACTCTTAATTAAATCTGTTTGTTTAAAATCACCTGAGAATATAATTTTAGACCTGTGTCCAACACGGGTAATAATTGTATTCACTTCTGACCAGTTTAAGTTTTGGTTTTCATCTACAATAATAATAGCATCATCAATAGAGATACCACGAATTGCTGTAGTTGAAATGAACCTGCAATGTCCTTGTTCCTTTAATCGGTCCCATGCATCTGGTCTTCCAAAGAGTGTACTACAAATCTCTTTGTAAGGCAACTCATATATTTCCTGTTTTTCATCAAGATTTCCAGGAAGATAACCAACATCACGTAATTGTACCAATGAACGAACAATTACCACTTGTTTAAAAGAATTGGATTTATCCAAAACTTCTTCTAATGATTTATAAAGTGCCAAAAAAGTTTTGCCTACCCCAGGACTACCAAATAGTCCCATGAAGTAGGCACCGCCTTTGTACATTTCAAAGAATAATCTTTGATTTTCTGTTAATGGTTCAAATGTTTTTAGATGGTCAGGTTTAATCTTTAATGAATTACTTACTGCTGGTTGATGCCTTGTTTTATTCTCATCATCCTGCAATTGTTCCGCTGCGTATCTGGCTGTTGTTTTTTTTGTAACCATCAATTCCCCTTTGAAATAATACTGAAACTTTTATGTTAGAATCGGATTTCTTTTTCTTTCGATTCTTACTTGAATTCTTTACTTGAGGCTTATCCTCAGTTTTTTTCTTTGGTAGAAATAAGGCTGGTACTTGTGCCATTACCATTCTCTTGGCATTTTGGTTTTATGACCACCCATAGTGTTTCCCGGAATGGTATCTTTCATTCTTTGTATGACATACTTTTCGAATGTGGAGTCTGCCTTACCAACTCCTGGTGTGTCCATGCGCATACCATCACCTAGACCTGGAACACTACCTGGTCCAAAATAACGTTCTAAGTGGAGATTGTTGGTCTTGAAATCGTCATACTCAGATAGACGCATGGTGTGTTCTTCGATTTGACCTGTATTTTTATTAAAAAATGGATATATCATATCAATATTTATCCTTGAAACCATTGTGGAACTGGCCGATTCTTCCAGTCTGCTAAATGTGTTTTGTTTTTGTTGTAATAGTTACGATAGGAAGCCAACGAATCACCTGGAACTTTTACATCATCAGGCATTGCAGGTGTTGGACCTGTAAATGGACCTATTGGTATATTTCTAGGAAATTCATTCTTTAGTAATTGCATGAGGCCATCACGTTCTACTTTGTGGATTTTTTCGTAACGATGTGTATATTCCATACACAGTTCTTCAAGCAATTCAGCAAGCCACATATAGTTTTGATGTGTCTTTCTTACCCAAATGGCTGAAGGGTGATTGATATGAGTAGCAGAGTAAAGAGCGGACTCACGGTTATCGGCAAGTACATATGCTTTTTGTTTACGACCAGAAGGACTGAGGCGGTCGATAAGAGTCCCGTCAAGAACACGATGAGCAGTTGAGAGTAATTGTGCATATTCAAGAATCATCTTTACGCAATGTTTGTTATTGTGCATTTCAGCACAAATTTGAGGTTCGGGATGTAGATAGAAGATATTCATACTTGTATTATATCACATTAAACAACCAATGGCAACTATGCCAACAACATTCTTATCAAACCAATAGAATCAATCGTAACTAACAACATATAGTTGGCTAACATACCAAAAGACCTACGAGAATAAGCAGCCCAAGCATACAAGGCACAACCAGTAATCCAAATAGGATAAAGTACAAAAAGAGGGGGATTAGGTGCAGTAAAAGCCATAGTAATAGAACAGCCAATGCTAATAGCCCAAGCCAGACACTCAACCATAAAGCGATTTGCATTAGAGCGCCAGTCATCTTTTATCCACTCAAATGTCGGTCGGAAAAGTTCCATCATCTACAAACTCCAAATCACCATTAAAATAATAACCACAACCACGTAAGAAGGTTTGAAATTCTTCCAATACTTCTGGTAAATGATGTGCATCTGTTTCAACTATTACAGTACGGGTTGTACCAGTTGATTGTGTACACTTGAATTCAAATTTTGTCATAGTTTAGGAATATCAAACTCTGGTGTTGTTAATTTTTTACCTTTTGCTGGTGTTTCTGGTGGCAATGTTGCCTTAGGAAATCTAGCAGCAATATCAGCAGCACTTACTGGTTGTACAGCAAACTGTTTAAACTGTTCATATGAATCAGTTACTTTCATTGCAGTCTTACCACCAACCGCAGCAGAATCAGGAAAGAACAAAGCACAACCACCAGCAGCCAATGGTGCAATCTCAAGTACAGATTCCAAATTAACAATAACTGGACAACCTTTATCAAGTGAATTAACTTCAATAAACAAACTCATACTAACTCCTTATTTTTTATCACAATCAGGTACACGTACAAGATATACAGTTACCTCATCATTAGGTCGAACAAAAAAACATTCACCTTTGATTGACCAGGTCAGGTGATTTTGGATTCCATCTTTATAATCTTTAAGTACCGGATTTACTTTTGGTGGCATTGGAAAGAATAATACAACAACGACAATCACTACTATTATAGGTATTGTCCACCAAGGAAATCCATCAAACGATTCAGTAATTTCTTTCCACATAATTAACCTCTTGTCAAAACATCATAAAAAATATAAACTGCAAAACCAATGAATGATGCCATACCAGAAAAGAATAATATATTGGTAACTCTTTCACCATAGTATTTTTTTTCAAGTGCAATCATATCACGCTGAGCTCTCACCATTTCTGGTGCTTCACGTTCACCACCTAGCATCATCACAGTTTTTTTGGATTCTTCTAATCGTCTGCTTGCTGAAATGTAATGTATAATACTAATCATACCAATGTCTAATGACCCCCGCAATAATAAAACAGTTTGTTACTATGTATGATAACACAATTATCGTTCTAAGGCAAGCGATAATGTTTGCCTCTCGGTCTGTGGATCCTGCCTTCTCACCTAAGGCCTTAGCCCATAGTCTCCACATTAGTGTACCGCTTCAACAACCCTTGATTTAACTTCTGGTATGTTTATCATCAACTGCCTAAATTCATCACCAGAACCAAAGTATTGGTTTGCCAACATCAATCTAGCCATCATAACTGAACCTAATGTTAGTGGATCCAATTTGTGTGTGGTGACCATCAACGAAATGAAATCATCTACTTGATAGGCTATTTTTTCTACTGTATCGTCTTCCATAATTAATCCCACAATCCTTCATAGTATTTACCAAACAAACGGAATCCATTCGTGATTCGTTTTTGAGTTTCTCTTATACCATCATAATCACATTTATATGTATGGTTAGGTCCTTGTTCAAATGTGTACAATGTTGGTTTGCCGTTTTCATCCCAGTTGCATGGAACACTTTTCAAATCATGTTCACCGGAACAAAAAACGTCTTTCCAATTATCATCGGCTTTATGTTCAAAAGCAAAAATCATTTCATTCAACACATAATCCCAACGAGCAAAGTGGTGCCCATCAACATCATATTCTTCTTTAGCTGGTGAAGTCCAAGATTGTAATTCTATTGGTACATCTTCATCATCAACATGAGGTGCGCCATGCTTATCTTTTTGTAGTTGTTTCAACATAGGCAGAATAATATCAGCCAATGTACCATCCATGTTCCATGTGTCATAATAGTCAATCTTTACATAATTGATTCTAGGATGAATGAAGTCTAAAAACTTTCTCAACGCAACACAAAATGGATTCAAACGGTCAGACCATTTATCAATAATAGGCTCATCATAGTCAATCTCACGCCAAAAGAATACTTTCTCCAATATTGTGTATGGAGAAAGCCAATGATTACGGTATTTACTTTTATAGATTTTCATATTTTCATCATTTCATCAAGTGTAAACATCTTACGCATATACAGTGAAACATTTTCCAATTTACTCACAGCAACATCACCAATTCTAGCAGGCAAAATATTTACGTTAAAATTTACATAGTTGGATCTTTTGAATGCGTCAATAATTTCCATTACGGTATATCCTTGACCTGAACCTAGATTCTCAACCAATGGTTGTGTCTCTGCACCAGGAACACAACTTGGATTATCGATTGCAAATTTGATTGCATTACAGATTTCCAATACATGAATGTAATCTCTAATGGCAGTACCATCACGTGTATCATATTGATTACCATAGAGATTAAATTCACCTGTTTCGACTGCTTTCATTAAATTAAAAAACAATCCATCTGGATTAGTTGGAGAATAACCAGCATAACCAGTTACATTATAGAATCTGAAAATTGTATGGCATTTATTATTCAATTCACAATACTGTTTCACTAAAGTTTCAGCATTCATCTTTGACAATGAATATGGATTAGTTGGTGTTATTACAGTACCGGTCGAAGCAAAAATAAAATTCTTATAGTTGACACGTTCCAACATATTTAAAGTGCCAAGAATATTGGTACGATAATAATCCATTGGAGCAAGAAAGCTACCGCCAACCTGTACTAAACCAGCCAAGTGAATTACTGTGTCATATTCACCTTCAACGTCCTTATTTTCCAAAACACTCTGTTGAATAAATTTATCGGAATATTGTGGTTTGAATACACGGTCTAATCCTGTTATGTGATAGGAATTACCTAGGAGTTTACATAGATGTAAACCAATATAACCAGAACTACCCGTTATTAGAATTTTCTTCATCATGAATTTCCAAAGATTGTTCTTCGGTAATACCACGCCATTGTGTGACTAAGGCATTACCTGCATGTTCCCATTGCTCACCACTCCATTCACACTTCTGTGGAAATGGCCACGATTTAGTCATCACCTCATATGTACCGATACGAACAGGTTTGATTTTCTTGGGAAACCAATCAGTTCTTTCCCATGAATCTTCAATCTCTTTCTGTTCTTCTTCCCATCGTTCCGATTCTTCATCATCGTGGCGAGAAATGATACCAAAAATATCTTCAGCCCATTCAGGCAAATCGTGTACATCCATCTCATCATAATCATAATAGTCATCAAAACCATCTTCAAAACAACCACAGAAAGCCATACCTTCTTCAAGGTAATATGAGGTGACGGAGTAACCTATATCTTCCATAGCCTGCCAAAATGTATTACAAGGACCCCATGCAGTTTCAATATTGAATTTTACGGTGTCTTCATCAACCCATTCAATACTATATGGTTTAGCATCCCATTTGGTACCCCAATTATCAATATTCCAACCGTACCATTTTTCACCTTCATCATATTCTTTTGGACGTGTAACAAATTGATTAAATAATTCCCTATCATCAGATAAAGCACTTTTTAATCTTGTGGTCAATTCTTCATCACCATTACAATTAATGGTTACAACATTGGAACACCAATTAGGCATGATTACTCTCCTTCTTTATAATCAATCTTGTTAATTATGGATAACTTTTGATGATTATCCCATTTGGTCAAATAACTATTATCTTTGTCGAACAACTTCAAATAATCTTCAAGTGAAATTTCACGTGAATCAAAAATATGTGTACCAAGATGTTCTTGTGAAAACTCACTGAACTCTGGTTCATGTTCACGGCAAGTAACCTCATCTAATGCATGAGATTCTTCTTTAGCTTCTACCACATAACGCAAACGAAATGAGGAGACAATATCAACAACATACAATTTTTTCAATGGTGCAGTTTGATAACCTTTATCGGACATTTGCTCGGCGCCTTTCATAATATTATTTTCCATATCATTTAATTCCATAAACATTTAAAACATTTGCAGGTGGATATCCACATGCTACATAAAATTGGTCTTTGGTATTAGGCACCTTACGGATAACCCAATGACCTCGGACAGCAAACCATTTTAAATCATCAGACATATTTAAACTTCAAAAAAACATAACTCAAATTGATCCGCACAATCTTCATAACCATCATAACCACGTGGATTACATAGAATACGAGTAGAACCAATCATATAATCAAATGTATCGTGTGTATGTCCATGTGTCCATACTTTAATACCTGGATGATCCAAAATAAACTCCGATAAATCGGAACTATAAGCACCATTCACCATAGTATCATTTTGATATCTTGGTTTAGTACTTAGTTTACTTGGAGCGTGATGGCCAATAACCACATACTTACCTTTAGGATTAGATTCGACAGTTGCCTTGATTGTATCTAACATCAGTTTGTGTTCAACAACAGAATCTTCTGGTGAAAAATGTGCCTTACGAGTTTTGAATTCATAACCATTTTCAATCAATGAATTGATTTCACCAATTTTCTGTGTAATGTATTGGCCATTCTCATCTTTCTTGTAGATTGGTACCTTGTAATTCACAGAACGATTACTGTTATCAATAACACGATAATCATTCATGTAACCTTTGATGTGATGCAAGGTCAATGGATCTTCTTTGTTCATATCAGTCCACAATGTGCCTGCAATAAAGGTAACATCTTCAACCACCATGGTTTGGCGTTCCATCACACACACATTATCCAAGTAACTCAGATGGTCAATAAGATGTTGGTGTGTCTTGGCAAAGTCACCATGATAATGTTCATGGTTACCCATAATGTAGATAACAACAGGAAACCGAGCAGAACATTCTTGGAAAAATGTATGATACATTTCGGACTTGTCACGGCCATTAGCCATGATGCTATAATCATCACGCTGGCGCAAATCTTTGGCAACAAGAATATCACCGGACAGGATTAATACTTCGGCATTCTCTGTATTTTGTAGAGAGATGGGGCCAAATTCTAAGTGAAGGTCAGAGCAGAGAGCGATTTTCATGTTTATATTATATCAAAAACAAGTATATATGGCAAGCCTTAATCTTCCAGTTTTTCAAACTCAGGGTCACAATCAAGAATCATTTCGGAACTAACCAAGTCCCATCCATGTTCTTCAAGGTCAAGATATGAATTGCCTTCTTCAAAGAAGTTTTCCAACCATTCGGTTGATTCTTCATCACAATCATCATAGTCGTGGTCTTCCCAACAACCATCATCCAATTCAACCATTTCCACAATGTAGGCACAATCAAATAGATTGGTGCCTGCTTCAATAACTGGTTCATTGTCATCTTCGGTTTCTACCGTGAATTCACCCCAGCGCCAACCAGTTTCAACCATAACGGTGTTACCATCTTTGGTATAATACATTCTTTCAATGATGGACTTTTTCCATGTTGGTTCAAGTTTCCATAATGCCATTATTTTTTCTCCAATTTAGGTTCTTGCTTTGGTGGTTCTTCAACCACAGTCTCAAATGTTGCACGATGATTGAACATTATAACGATTCCTTGCCATACACCATAAAGTGGGAATGATATCAATGCTAACAAACACACAATAACAAGACCAATTAAAAATACTGTTTTGGTAAATAATACAAATACAATCTCAAGCATTAAGTTCCAAAAACCTCTTGGAACAATTGTATAATCTTCAACAACAGCAGGTACATCACTTCGAATATGTTTAACAAATTCTTGTTCCTGAACCAATGATTGTTTAATAAAAATATCAACCAATCCACGATATAACTTTAACATTATAATGTTCCTTTATTATCTTAACGATATACTTCTTGAAAAACAACTGCATCAGGTTTACTCAATGCAGCCGCACGGCGTTCTTTATATTCCTTGTTGTCAACGTCAAGCAATTTAATTTCTGGTGATTTTAAAACTGGGTTATTCACTGTATTTTTATCCACCTTGGTTTTCGTTTGATTGACTTGTTTTATGGATTTTCTTTCCACTGGTTCTAAAATAATTTCAGCACCAGCTTCGTTTACGGCAATCCAGTTATCACGACACAATTTTGCATCATTGGTGAGCTCTGTACAATTTTTTACATACTCACGCATTTCAGGAGTTTCAACAATTTGTTTTGTTTCAACAACAGGTGTAACAGATGGTTTTTCTGATTGCGTGGCTTGTTGTAATTGATTGAGTTCACGCAATCTCATCAAACTAGTAAACAACCAAATCGGATCGATGATAGATGTTTTTTGGAAACTCTCATCTTTATTGGATGGAGGTTCATCTATAACCGGCGATTTGGATGCAACTTCAACTGGTGATTCCACTTTGGCAACAGTATGATGTTGAAAAACAAACAACACACTAAACAGAACTAATCCTGCCACTATAAAGTGCCAGTAGACTACAATTAAAAACCCAGCTAAGGTTAAAATTACACCACCAACAAGTAACATTTCCAATTGAAATTGGGATAGGCCAAGAAAGTCCAAGATGACTTCGTATGACATATTATTTCTTCAATGGATTGCAATGTACATTAACAGGAACCATTACACGACCATAAGTCGTTTTCTGTGAAATATATTCCACAAATGGTTTCATTTCATGATTTTCACATTCAGAAACAGCAGAGACAACTTCGGAACGAGTCATCATACGTACATCAAATTCTGGCACCGTAGGGATTTCAACCTTAGTGGTGGTTTGCACTGGTTGACTAGAAGCACAACCAACCAAAATAACAAGCGGAACAACAATCAAGAGTTTTTTCATAACAAAGTTTCCTTTCAAACTATGTGGTAATTATAACATAACCAAACGATTTGGCAACCATTGTGTCGTTACAATACAACATAATACTTTAGTGTTCACTTTTTGTGAACTTTTTCAAATATGTTTTAGCATCATCCACAAAAGGAATGTCATCATACAATGCATATTCCTGTTCAATCAATTCGGATTTTGCAATTCGAATCAATTTAAGTGCATAGTCTAAATCTTCCGTTGATGCTTCATTCATCCATGCCTCAAATTCTTCTTGGTCTCCATGAAGAAAGAATTCAAGGTTGTCACGGTCAAAATCATTCATTTAGTACTCACACCAGATTTAAAAATTATACCAGCCAATAGGTTAATGCCCCACGCCTGCATCCATTCAATTTGATTAACTCCATTGATAGCACCAACAAGGCAACTATTCCAAAGAATCATTACTGGCCAACTCAGCAAAAAGCTGAATAGTACAATAATGCTGAGTAGACCCACAACTGTTATAATCTTTTCCATATTAGGCCGTTACTGTTTCTGTAGGAGTAACAGTCGTTTCTTTTGTAGAAACGGTTGTTTTACCAACATAACGACCATTAGCATCAAACTCGGTGTGATTAACCAATTGATATGCTTTCACTTTACGACCTTCTTTGATAACTTTCACAATACCACCGTCTTTACGGATATTGTAAATGTTTGTTGATAGTCGATACAACACCGCTTCTTGGTCTGTACCAGCAAACACCGATTTAATCTCATCAGGAGATACTGGTTTGCCTGATAGCAATGTTACGGTGATTTTCTCATGGCGATTTGGTTTGCCTTTACGAACTGTGTTTGACATATAATGTCCTTTCAAAAATTAATAATAAAAAACCAACATATGAATTATAACACAAATATGGCATGTTGGCAACCATATCTGTGTAGGATTTTAGAACGCTATTTCTTGTGGTGAAGATTCAGATACTTGTGGTGCTTCCACTTTTGCATCCACTTTGGAATACAAATCTAAGAATGCCATTTTAGTTTCAGAATCAAAACGAGAGACACAAAGCTCAATTGCTTTCATCTTGTCACCAAATAATTTGTATGCTTGTGCAATGTGAACCAGACGGCGTGTAGAGATAATCTCATCAATAGCACCTTGTTCAAATGATTTGCGAACTACATCAGCCCATTGGCATAGGTTATCAACAAACTCAGGATTATCAATTAATGGTGTAAGAATCTTTTTCTCTGTTTTGGCATCAGGATATTCCTGTTCAACGGTGATAGGGAATCGTTCTAAGAAAGCATCATCAAGGATTTGCGATAGATAACGACCTTCTTCTGAACCTTTACCTTTAGTATTTGCAGTTGCAACCACATTAAAACCATTCTTTGGTTGTACTAACTCACCAGATTTTTTATTGAAATATGGTTTGCCCTCTAAGATACCTTGCAAACACATTAATTTATTAGAACCACGGTCAACTTCGTCAATTAACAGAATGGCACCACGTTTCATTGCTGTAATAACAGGTCCATCACGATTAACCACATTACCGTTGACAAGAGTAGGACCACCCAACAAATCACTTTCATCAGTTTCAATTGAAATGTTAACACGAATGCATTCACGGTTAAGTGTAGCACAAACTTGCTCGACCATAAGTGTCTTCCCATTTCCAGAAAGACCAGTAATAAACACAGGATAAAACTGATTAGACTTGATAATATTAGTAAGGTCTTTAAAGAATCCAAATGGAACATAATCAGGATATTTTGTAGGTATTGAAACATCTGAATCATCAATCAACTTTGGTTGCTTGAATGCCAGCACTTGTGCAGATAGTGCAACATCATATTGTTCATGTTCAGCACCTGCGGGTATACTAACTTTAACTACTGGCTTGGTACCAATATCAGGAAGTTGGTATTGACCACGACCTGAACGATATTCAGATTTGGTTACAAACCAAAATGGGAATGCCATATCTTCTTCACGTGCAACATGCTGAATGTTATCACGGTTTAATATAGCACCAACGCCATACAAATTCTCTGCTGCTTTAATAAAAGCAATTTGATTCCTATTAAAACTCATACTATATCCTTATTCACTTGTTTCAATTAACATACGACCAAACTGTAACTGACCATCTTCATTATCTGTTACAAAATCAACTGGAAATTCCACAATGGCACCTATATCCAAAAATTGGTCATAGTTGTCAACATACTTGATATCATCAACCAAAATACAACCAATACCACCAGAATCAACACAATGTTCTGTATTCATATTTGATTGATAACGACCATCACCATATGCTGTGTTATAACTAGCAAATCGGCGGCCATCTTTCATCACGAATTCACCTTGATTAACACCGTGGTCGTTTCTGCCTTCAAACAGTAACTCACACACTTCACTCCATTCATCATCGCTCATTACATAACACAAGTCACCGATATAATATTTGCCAGCTGGCATCATAACAAAATCCTTTCAATCTGTATGGTAATTATAACATAACCGAGAGTGGTTGGCAAGTAACACTTTAGTTCTCAATTCCAAAACGGTGTTTTATTTCTAACACAGCGTCCCTACGGAAAGCATCCTCGATTTGGTCACGGTAATCTTTATAACCTGGAGATAGATTTTCCACAATATCAATTAAATCTTTCACAATCAACTCGGCGAACTTTTTACACTCTGGCATATCCCAGTGTCCAACACCAAAATTATCAGGTAAGTATCCAGCCTGTTCAGCAAGTTCTTTAATTCGTTCATTCATTTCTAACTCCATACATCATCATCATGGCATCCAATACACAATCATCAATTGGATTATGTTTAGTAATATCATTCTTTGAATTGAAACCTGGATAATCCACATCAGTATAACCATTGGTTGTATTGTATAGAAAATCAACAGCAGTTCTTACATCACGCCATCTGGCATATGGCCATATTGGTTTCAATTCTAATTGTTCTTCAATGTCATCCATTACCAATTGGTCAAGATTACCTCTAGCCCATACCCAACACTTGGTATCATTCTTTGATTCAGCCCATTTACGCATAGATTCGTATCCATCTATAAAGGAACAATCTACCTTACTTGGTAAGAATGATGCAACTCGGACATTATGGCATTGTTTATTCCACCAATCCATAGTTGGTTTGTTTGCCTCACGACCATATTGTTTTATCTGTTCAGATACACTAAACTTGGCAAAGAAGGCACCATCACGCAATTCTTGTGGTGATGGTTTGGTATCAGGATCAAAATGAATGGCAGCCATGGATAGGATAACCGAATTGGATCTTTTACCTAAGGTTTCTACATCAAATATAAACATAATAATATAATCATTGGGGCTACACCGAGAATTTTAAAGGAATACCAATTGCTTGGCAAGCCCCATTTTTAGGTATAAAACATTTTTACCACATGAGCATCAAAACCACCAGACAATTCATACCATGTGGCATCTTTGATTGCCTTTCGAATATCATCATCCAATTCATCCTCAAAGAAACCAGATTGTGTTTCTTTTAGAATATCAAACAATTGTTCCTCATCTTTGGCAACAACTGCCCACATTCCACCATATTCGGACATTGGAAAGTCCACCCAATAAGAACCAACATACATTCTCATATTCATTTCCTATAATTAACCACATATTGTGTACTCAGCAAGATTAGCCCAATTGCTACCTGCGCTCTTACGGATTTTAGTTACCTGAATCAAGGTACGGAGTGATAACTCTTTTACCTTGTCTTGTAACTTGTCAATCAATGACATAGCATCAGTCTTGGTTGCTTTGTCAAACTCAGGCATAAACTCACCTGAATTCAAAAGGTGACGCATACGCTCAATCTTTTGTTGGCGAGTCATAGACAAATCAACCGCCATGGAACGGGTGATAATTGCTTGGTCAATTTGTGTGGATGCCAGATTGGAGATAAACACAATACGACCTTTGAATTCAAAGGATGTAGGCAAATCTTCATCACGGATATCCGCTCTCCATGAAATGATACGCTTAGAATACGAATCTAATGCACCTTTGAGTAGGTTCAACGATACAGGATCTTTGAGTACGCTATCGCAGTCATCAAACACAATCACGCCATCTTTGTTTTCATATAACAAACGATACAAACCTTTTGGTGTGGAATAACCTTTAACGACACGGAAAGATTTATTGGTTTTGATAACAGCACCAACTTCTAACGCTTCTAATGTGGAGATATCTTTGAAACCACATGCGTTTAATGTTTGTGAAACTGTAAAGGATTTACCAAGACCGCCAGGTCCTGTAACAACTACGGACGCTTGAGCACCGTTTGCCAACATTGTCACCATATCAGATACGAAACCAAAGCGTTCGTTGATACTGAAGCGTGATTCCTGTGTGGCCACCGCATCGGAGGTAGACTCCTGTGCCTTACGAATCACATAGTCCATATGCTCTTTTTTACTGCGTTTAACGGTCTTACCGTTGATAACAGCGACATACTTACCATTCACAAATTTAACATCAATCATAATCACTCCTAATCAATCAATAAAGACAATTATACAGGTTTTGGTACAAATGGCAACCTAATACTTTAGTTCTCAGTTTCTCCGGTCAAGTATTATTTCGCTAAAAATTCAATTGATAAAATAATCACCATTGCAATAATATTCATTTTTCATCCTTTGGATCAGGTTTTGGTTTCTGTCGTTTACGCCATAAACTCATATTAGTTCCTATCAACATTTAAACAAATGTAACGAACACCTTTTTCCCCTTTTTTTGATAATCTAGATTGTTCTATATTACAAGTGGAAATAGATTTGAAATAATCCAACGGTTCATAATATAATTCATATGAACCATTGAATGGATTTTTGGTTGCCATTACGGCAACCAATACAATGTCAATTGTAGAGAGCATTTAATTCCTTTAACAAATAATCTGGTCGTTTTTCTGGTGAAAGGTTTTCTTTTTTAATTTTAGTTTTGATTCTATGACAATTGGCACAAAATGTTTGTAGATTTTCTTCTGCATCATTACTTTTATCACCATCACGGTGGTCTGTTTCCAATTGCCAACGCACATCAATGATGGTTGCTGTACAAACAAAACCCAATCGACCATCTATATTTTCACAATAATCTTTTCTATATTGTTTATATTTTTGTCCGCCATTTTTGTTTTGATACATTCCTCTATGGTGTTTGGAACAATATTTGTGATATCGTCCATAACCAGAATTGTCTGCTGGTTCTCCACATTCCATCATTCTACATACTGGCGCCGGATTTATTATTTCTACTCCAAACAATGTGTGCCGAATCTCTAATGCCATTTTATTTCCTTACCACCACGAATCGTAGTATACGGCA